ACCAGTAGGTCCCGTTGCACCAGTTCCACCTGTTGCTCCCGTTGGACCCGTTGGACCAGTTGGACCCGTTGGACCAGTTCCACCTGTTGCTCCCGTTGCACCCGTTCCTCCAGTGGCACCAGTAGGTCCCGTTGCACCCGTTCCTCCAGTGGCACCAGTAGGTCCCGTTGCACCAGTTCCACCTGTTGCTCCCGTTGCACCAGTTCCTCCCGTTGCGCCTGTTGGACCCGTTGCACCAGTTCCACCAGTAGGTCCCGTTGCACCTGTTCCTCCCGTTGCGCCTGTTGGTCCTGTTGGTCCTCTCGGACCCGTTGCGCCTGTTCCTCCCGTTGGCCCTGTTGCACCTGTACCACCCGTTGCGCCTGTCGGACCTGTCGGACCTGTTGCTCCAAAACCCGTTGGTCCTGTTGCGCCTGTACCACCCGTTGCACCTGTCGGACCCGTTGGACCCGTTTCTCCAAAACCCGTTGGACCCGTTGCGCCGGTAGAACCCGTTGCGCCTGTCGGTCCTGTTGCGCCTGTTCCACCGATAGCAGTTACTACAATTGAACTCACTTTACCACAACCTCCACCATTATTGATGTTATACATCTCTAATCATATCAACATAAAAGAATCTGTCCTTTTATGATAATAATGCGATTTCATGTCCTTGCAGTTCCACATACCATAACAAATAAAGAGTTTGTTGCGTGCGCATTCACACAAAAAGTGTTCAAGTTTTGCGATATGATGACTCGTCGTGGTCATACAGTAATTCATTACGGTCACGAAGAGTCTGATGTCACGTGCACGGAGCACGTCACTGTTATCGATAAAGAGACATACATGCGTGTATACGGAGACTATGATTGGAAAGTTCAAAATTTCAAATTTGATCTTCTTGATGAGGCTTATCAAACATACAATACAAATGCTATTCGTGAAATACGTAATCGTCAACAACCAAATGATGTTGTGCTTGCATTTTGGGGGCAAGGAAACAAGGCTGTGTGTGATCAACTGAGTGACATGCGCATCGTCGAACCAGGGATTGGATACTCCCAAGCATTTGCACCGTTTCGTGTTTACGAATCGTATGCTCTCATGCACGCCAACCTCGGTCTTGAACATGTACAGTACAGTGGAAACATGCCATGGCATCACAGTGTCATCCCAAACTATTTTGATTCAAAAGATTTCGAGTTTAGCGAAACGAAGAAAGATTACTTTTTGTATCTGGGAAGAATTACTCGTGCAAAAGGTGTTGATCTCATCATTAGCGTGACAGAACACATTGGTGCAAAGCTCGTCATTGCCGGGCAAGGTGGACCCGGTGATGTCGGACTTGACGCATGGCCGAGTCACGTTGAATATGTTGGTTATGCATTTGCAGACAAACGCCGCGAACTCATGAAGAATGCCAAGGGTGTTTTCATATTTTCGACATATGTTGAACCCTTTGCAGGAACTATGATTGAGAGTTTCTTTTCAGGGACTCCAGTTATATCAACCGATTGGGGGACATTTGCTGAAAATAATTTACACGGCATCACCGGATATAGATGTCGTACATTTGATCACATGGTTTGGGCAGCTCGTAATATTCATAGAATTGATCCACGTGCGTGTCTTACATGGGCACAAAACTTTTCACTTGAAAAGGTTGCACCAATGTACGAAGAGTATTTTAGAAGTATATCCAGAGATTGGTACTCTGTGAACGAAACACGACCCGTTCTTGATTGTTACTCACGAACATATCCCGTCCCTCAAAAAAAACAAACGATAGATGCATTTTTTCAGTGTTACAACCAAGTTGTGGCGGCTGAAAAGGCACTCGAAACATATCGAAACTGCTACCCAGATGGTAAAGTTGTGATGATCAATGACGGTGGTGAAAAAACGATGGATGGTATAGCAGTCAAGTACAATGCCGAATACACGTACTTGCCAAACATAGGCATTTGTTACTGGAAAAATCCAACAGAATGGATTGAACGCTTCTTGGATGGTATTCAACAACTCGAAAGCGACTATTTTGTCATGCAAGAAGAGGATGTCTGGCATGTACGCCCGGTGGATCACTCAAAGCTTGTTTTTGACATTTGTGGAACAAATCCAGATGCTCGTTTTCCTGATGAAATTGTCGAGTACATAAGCAACGAAACTGGGCGCATCTGTACTCACTATTCTGGCTCGGGAGGATGCTTCTTCAGAACTAGCTTTTTCAAAAAACTTGCTCATACAGACTGGCGACGCCACTTGGAGCATGTACCGCACCGCTGGCTTTGGGCTGATGTAGTCATTTCATTCCTGGCATGTCTTTACGGTGGAACGATCGGTTACTGCACAGAGTGTGTCGAACTTGATCGCCCAGAATACAAGATGAACAAAAACCCCGCAGTCATTCACCAGTACAAAGTGCACTACGTAAAACACGTAAAGGTGTTGTGGATTTCGGCTTTTAGAGATATTAAAAGGGATTCCTGGTCCGTCAGCCAACGATCAACTGATGATTATTTCACGTGTTTTGAACGCCTCCTCAAACCAATCGGAAAAGATTTTGTGTGTTTTGTTGATGAACCCCATGCACAACGTGTTCAAAACCTCGGAGTACGCACTTTGCCTTTCAACGTTGATGACACATTTATACCAAAGTATTACGATCGGCAAAAGCAGATTATCGATGAAAAAGATTTTCATCGATTTTTACCGGAAAATCTACGAATGTGTCCCGAATATACAAATCCAGATTACGCACTGACACTCTATAGCAAACAGTGTTTGATTCGACGCGCGAGTGATTTGTTCCCTGAGTATACACACTATGCCTGGATTGATTTTGGATATGCAAAAACGCCATTGTGTGCACCACCATCGATAACAACCTTAAACATTCCAAATGATAAAATTTGTGTTTCACCGTTTCGCCAATTTGGTTTTGAAGACAATCAACCCGTCATCGGTGAATGGGGCGAAGAGACATTCAAAGGAGGTAAAAACTATGATTGGACTGATCCTTATACATGGATGAAAGATCCCATGTATTTCATCAAGGGGAATTTGTTTTTCGTTCCCAAGAAATTGACCCATTGGTTTGAAAATGCCATGGATCAGGTGATTGAATATCAACATCGACTAGATATTGTCATAGGTCATGATGAGCCTTTATGGCTTCAGATTGCTCACAAATTCTATGATCGTTTCGAATTTCGTGTTAAAACTGAATGGAGAGATTCTAGTTGGTTTGTAGATTTATATCGAGAGCATGTGAATCAGCTGCGCAAAATTATAGAACAAACCGGAGAGTTGTGTGAAGGAAATGTACTCTGGCACGACAAACAATTTGTAGAAAATACTGCATGGGAAATAAAACGTAAAAACCTTTCAAATTTTGCAGCAACGGCACAGTCAATCCTCGAAATTGGATTTAACGCAGGGCATTCGTGTTTGTTGTATTTGATGGCAAACTCGACGAGTAAAATTGATCTCTTTGACATTGGTGAACACACGTACACCCGTCCATGTTTTGAATATCTCGACTCACAGTTTCCTGGTCGTATGACGATCGTCTATGGTGATTCGAGAAAAACGCTCAAAAATGCAAAACGAAAAATTTATAACCTCATTCACATTGACGGTGGACATGAAGAAGATGTTGTCCGATCAGATTTTGAAAACACGCGCGTGTTGAGTGACGACCATACTGTTGTTATAAGTGACGACGACGATATGCCACAAGTTCACCGCATAAATCGTGAATATCTCGAACGCCTCGGAGAAGAAAACCAGTATCAGTTTATAGGTAAGTTTAGTGATTTGACACGGCAAAATATTTTCCGAATCATAGACCGCATTCCGTACGTTGATGAAAATGATAATATTGTGAATCATCGTGAACTTGAACGGAATGAGCAAAACATTGCACGCAAGTATATACCAAGTCATTCAACGGTCCTCGAGCTTGGTGCACGATATGGTACAGTATCATGTGTCATCAATTCAATCCTCAGCGACCCCACAAAACATGTTGCAGTTGATCCAGATATCTCAATTATAAAAGCACTTGAAAAGAACAGAACGTCACATGGTGCACAGTTTCATATATTCAATGGTGTTGTTTCACGTAAACCATTGTTTTTACAACTTGAATCCTATTGTACACACACGACATCACAAGACACTGGAGTAAGCGTATCACCCGTGTCAATCGAACAACTAGAAGAAATGTACAGTCTGAAGTTTGATTGTCTCGTCGCTGATTGTGAAGGATTCATGGAACAATTTATTCGTGAAAATGAAGAATTTGTTCAACGTCTTGAAACTGTAACGTACGAAGAAGATCAGGCGTCGCGATGTGATTATGCATACGTTACAGAGCGTCTTCAAAGTTTTGGATTTTCTTGCATTCACACCGAGATGAATGGCTCGCTTCATTTCAAGGTTTGGAAAAAAATGAATCAAGGTTATTTTCTGCTTGCAAATGGTGAAAAATATGTCAGAATGATGATGGAATACACGATTCCGAGTATCAGAAAAGTTGATCCATACAGACCAATTTCCGTGTTTACGAACACACCTGAACTCGTGTCAGGTGTCGATCAAATTATTCTGTACGACCCAGAAAGCGAATACAAAAAACTCAACATTCCACTTGACATGAATAATAGTTACGATGTATGGGGAACCATCCCCAGATTTCTTATGTTGACTCGTTCTCCCTATGAAGAGACACTCTCTCTTGATTGTGACCTTGTGTGTATAAAGTCCCTCTCGGAATTTTGGAACACATGTCACGCATCACATCAAGGTATGATTGCGATGGGTGAGAGTGACGAACAAAATCGTGGTCCGTCTTCGTGGCACTGGGGTCGGCTCCACGAAGTGTGTGAAAAAACGGGCGTGAACATTCCTCAAATTGGAGGACAATGCGTTTATTACAGGAAATGTCACGATTTCATACATAAAATTTTACCGTACTACCGAACATTCCAAACATATGGAATACAACCATGGTTCCGCGACAAGAGTCCAAGTGAAGAGATTTTTTTTGCGCTTTACATGGGTCTCAACACGTGGCGTCCAATGTCCACAAAATATATTGAACATTTTACACACTATAAAAAACCGTTGAATGATACATTGTTTGTACACGTCGAATCAAAAGATGAAGACGTTATGAAAAAGTTAATTCTTCCACAGTGAAAGAATCAATTGAGCCTTGGTCTTCCCAGAGTGCGTCAGCCCGTGCTTCTTTGCCAGGTTCACCAACTGATCACGTTTGAGTCCCTCGAGGAGACGTGCACCAGTTCTCACACGACCGTTTGGACCCTTTGACAACTTGAGGTTTGCACGACGAGTCGCCACCTTGTTGGTCCATCCCTTTGCCCACGTCTTGGCGTTTGTCTTGGCGCGTGCTGCGTTGTATCCACGATTTTCAAGAACCTTGCGTAGGTTACGAGTTGTGAGTAATGACACATTCTTACCCGACGTGTACGCGTTCAAAATATTCTTCGCAGGCTTCAACGGCGTCTTGAAAAATTTGTTCAGATTGTAATTGGGAGACTTTTTGAGCATCTTAAGATAGGCGGTTGCATTCGTCTTTTTGGTGGCGGTTGCATTCCCCTTGATCTTTGTAAACTGCATCACAGCAGGCTTCTTTACAACGGGCTTCTTTGTCGCCAAGTATGCCTGCTTCGACTTGGGTGACAACTTGATAAAGTTTGCTGCCGAAAGTGGTGCTTTGGACACAGTGACACCAGGTACGTTTGCGAGAGCAGCACTTGCAATGTTGGCGGCGTCAACACCCTTCTTCAAGGGCTTCAGAGACATCTTGGCACGCACCAAATTGGATGCGGTAAATTTCAGTGGTGGTTTTTTCGTACGAACAGCAATTGCAGCTGTGAGGTTCTTCGCTTTGATTAATGGAACCAACATACGAAGCATTGCTTGTGTACTCGGTAAACCTGGATAATCCGGAAGGCCGTACTTCAGACGACCATCCTTTATATACGTGTCGTCCTTGCCCCTGTAGCCCTCTGGAATGACAACGTTCAAAAACGTACGAAGCTTTGGAAACCCACCTGAAACTGAACGAAGTGAGTTCAAAAACATATGAGCATCATATCGTGAATCAGTTTTCGGGCCAATTCCATTCTTTAAAAACAATCCCTGGTTCACAATCGGGCTCGAGAGCGCTGGTGTCAGTCGCGACAACCCAAAATCAGCAATCGCTGCACGTGGACGGTTCCCAGTATCATCGATAAAGATGTTTCCTGTGTGCAAGTCGTTGTGACGGAAGTCTGGGTACTTGGATTGGATTGCCACGAGTGTTCCTAGAACCTGACGAGCAATGTCAATCATGTCTTCTTCTTTCACACGAGATGCCACCTTTTTGATCCACGTTCTCATGTCACCGCCATTGAAATACTCTGAAAATATAACCGTCTGATGTCTCGTGTTCATGGGACCACTCAGGTGACCCAAATTCGAAGCAGGAACAAACTCCATGAGTTTCTCAATTGACATATAGTTTGGCACGTGACGTGGAACAACTGCGTGCAGCTTTTGACCAATCATAAATTCAATCTCAGATGGTTGCTTTCCAGTCGGGAAGGCTCTGTCAAACGGAAACACCTTGATGGACAGTGGTTTCGTAGCATCTGCATTCGTGTACCCGAGATACACACTCGCTTGCTCGCCACTTCCGAGACGTGCAACGCCGAGACGGACCGACTTTTTGCCCTTAGACACATTGTACACCGTACGAAGACCTCCAGCCTTATTTAAAGACGTGAGAGCTGCTCCCGTGCGCCCATTGTTCGTCGAGTTTTGGAAAAAGTTGGCGCGCTTTGAACCAGCCGGTTGTCCAGTGAGCATAAACTGAGCTGCATTTGCATTCGCCTTTTTACCAAAATACGAATTGACAAACAAATCAATGTTCGCCTTTGATGGATTCTTCAAAGGCATCAGTTTTGAACGCACACCTTCAGTGACGAGGACGCGACCATTCGGCATGGTGTTGACCCGAATCAACGCCTTTTTGATCGCCGCCTTTTGTGTTGGTTTGAGTGTGCTCGCAAATGCGAGTTGTGCGGGAGTTGGATACTTTTGTCCCTTTGGACGCGGGGGCGTTGTATAGTAACGCCTCAGATATTCGGGGACGTTATGTGCTTCAGACTTGGGGACACGAATGGTGAGTTTAGGCCTACCAGGCGAATAATGTATTACATTCACACTACCATTTGCTTGCGGATATTTTTTGTACTTGGTCTTATTTCGCGTCCATGCAGGGGGAGGCATCTGTTACTCTATACCACGAAAAAAAGCACCTAGTCGTCCATGAACTTCATCCTTCATACATCAGCAGAGTCATCGTCGTCCACCAGCTCCTCGTCCTCCTCATCCACTGGGTCCTCGTCACTTGGCGCGGCGACAACTGCAGGCTGGTCGATGAAACCAAAGCCCTTCAGCTTGTTGGTCGGCGCCAGGAGCATCTGCTGCAGACGCACACTGATACCAAACTTGTTGTCAATGAACCAAATCTGATTAATCTCGACAATCGTCAGAACACCCTGACCCTTCTCCAGACTGTCGGGCGTCAGCTTCACCAGCTTGCGGTTCGAGTCGTACGCCTCAGCAGTAAACTCGCCATTGGAACCAGTCATCATCTTCAGCTTCAGAGTCGGAGCATAGTCACCCTTACCAGGCGCCATAGGAGACTTGTACAGAGCCTCGCGCATCACCTCCTTGTTGTACTGCTTACCCAGACAGGTGACCGAGTTGGCGTGCACAAAGTCAATCACCTTGTCGTCCAGCTCCTTGAGCTTAGCCACAATCTCGGGGTTGTCCAGAGACAGACTCAGAGAGTAAGACGTCTTGCCAGATGCTGCATCAGTGTACGTGCTCAGGCCGTATGGAGCGCGCAGCTGAGGAAGTTGGAAGATCAGCTTAGAATTGTTAGTGCCATTCAGGTAGACCACCTTGCCACCCATCGTGTTCTTGCGCACAGCAGAGAAGGTGACATCGGAAGCGGAAAAGTCGGAGATGCGACGGACAGTGAAGGAAGCCATGTTTCTTGTTCTACTTTGTATGGGTCTCTTTGCTTTAAGTCTGTGCTACCATGGACGAGACACTTTTTTTTGTGCGTCATATGTAATGAGCTTGGATGCTACGAACCAGGCACTGATAAACGCAGTTCATGCACTTGCGAACAAGAAGTTACAGACTGTAGTAAATGCTGCGAAACGAGCCGCTTCTGCTGGTAACGGCAATAAAAATAAAGAGATTGCAAGATTGACAGCAGCACTTGCAGCAGCAGAAGAAGCGGCTAAAGCAGCGACAGCGGCTTCACCGGGTACACCAGCTGCACTAGCAGTAGTGATTAATACCAATAAACTCATCAACAACATAGGAAACGGAGTTCATAACAATAGACTGAAGGCGAACCCATTCAATAATTTACATAATGTTAATGGTTACACTGTACAGAGAAAAAACAATATTAATGCTGCTATCAGCGCAGCTCGCAGCCGAATCGCAGCCGACGCGGCTTCTCAATCACAGCCTTAATTTCTAAACTCTTAGTAAATGGATCCAGTGAAGAAAGTTATTCCCTTTGCCACGTTTGTTGTTCTCGCCAGCCCCCAGGCGTTTGAGCTGACACGTAAGATTGGGGGTAGCTGGATTGCCTCAGGCGAGGGTGTTCCCAAGCTGGGTGGTCTGCTTCTGCACGCCCTGGTTTTTGTGATCCTGACACACTTCCTGTGGCGCTTCTTCTATGGTCCCAGAACAGCCAAGTCCAGCTGCGGATGCGGGGTTTAAGTCCAAGGGGCACGGAGTGCCCGTTGTCCGCCGGTCAGGGGACAAAGGGCGCGACTTAAAAACAACACGCTCTAAAAAACCAAGAAAATGTACATTGTGTGTTCCGTCTCTGGTCCTCTGAGCGGCAGTCGCTGTCCCGTATGGGCCTGTATCGAGTAACTGCAGCTGCTGTGCCGAACGACGTCTCCTCGCACAACTTCAACAACAAGCGAAACGTGAAGGAATCAAGCCTGCACGTTTCTCGTGTTGGACCTACAGAAAGTTTGGACCGCTGGTCATTCAACGCACCCGGAAGGATGGACTTCCTGGAATTTCACTCCCTTGTGTCATCTGCCGTAAAGCTCTTGATCGACTTAGAATTCCGTGGAGGTGCCATGTAGACGACAAGTGGTACCGAAGCACAGATCCAGACGTCCCAGATTCAAAACCGACAAACAAACAGAGGAACATATTGCACTTTCAAAACAGTTTAAAGAGGTGATTGATTCTTGTAATAGAAATGCCTTCCCAAGCCATCAAGTGCAACGACACTGTTTATGTTCTCGATGGCGTTCGCTGGTTCGAGTACAACGATCGTCACCGTGACCTGACTCTCTTTTATAACGATGGTACTATGGAGACGATTCGTCACCGCAATGCTCGCAAGATTTACAATGATCTGCTCCTCAAGTACAGCGTCATTGACACGGACGCTCGTGACTACGACTAGTAGATCCATGCGTCTAGATCCATGTCAAATACAAGCTCGCGAAATTCAATACAATCACGGTTCTCGAGAAACGCCCATACGCGCTTCGCCTTCTCGAGACTCGTAAATACCAAAGTTTCTTCAAACCCTGCACCGTCGTGCGGTACAAGCATAACCAGTTGTTCTTTTTCGAGCGGACGCCCAAACTCATCCATTGATTACACAAATACAGTATTCTCTAAATCAGAAATCCTCATCAAACCGTACACCATCACCCTCTGCCACCATATGCTTTGAGTAGTCGCCGACGCGCTTTTCGAAAAAGTTTGTCTTTCCCTCCAATGAAATCGTCTCCATCCAATCAAATGGATTCTGTGAACCATACAGAGGCGAGACACCGAGCTGAGTCAGCAAGCGATCAGCGACAAACTCAATGTACTGTTTCATTTCTTGAGAATCCATCCCGATGAGCTTGCATGGGAGTGCATCGATGATAAACTCTCGCTCGACGAGCACCGCCTCGGCAACAATCTCACGAATCTTTGCAGGGTCGAGTTTCTCCTTCAGGTTATGATACAGCGTCACTGCAAATTCCTGATGGAGTCCCTCGTCCCGTGAAATCAACTCGTTGCTGAACGAAAGACCCGGCATGAGTCCACGCTTTTTGAGCCAGAAAATAGCACAGAATGATCCCGAGAAGAATATTCCTTCCACGCACGCAAAAGCTATGAGGCGCTGAGAAAACGATGACCCACGGTCCATCCACCGCATGGCCCATTCCGCCTTTTTCTTCACAGCAGGCACAGTCTCTATGGCTCGGAAGAGTCGCTCCTTTTCCTCTGAATCCTTCACGAGCTTGTCAATCATGAGCGAGTACGTCTCACCATGAATCGACTCGTTAAATCCCTGGTATGCGTAAAACGACCGAGCCTCTGGAATCTGAACATCATTTGTAAAGTTCAAGTCGAGGTTTTCAAACACAATTCCGTCTGATGATGCGAAAAAAGCCAGAACCGTCTTGATGAAATGTTGTTCCGGGGCTGTAAGCCCCGCCCAATCCTTGAGGTCCCCTGCGAGGTCAATCTCCTCGACAGTCCAGAACGAACCCACCGCCTTTTTGTACAGCGCCCATAAATCAGGATAACGTACCGGAAATGTCGTGAAGCGAGCCGTGCTTGGGGTGAGAATCGGGTCCTCCATAGTCTACTGGAGCACGTGATTTTTATCTGCGCGGTTTAAAACAATAAATACATCATAGTATAATGGACCTGAAACGTCTTGCCATGCGTATGAAGTTGCACAAGGTGAATGGTACCGTTGTTCACCACTGTGCCATTTTGAAGAAACTGTTGAATGAGCAGGGGATCAAGTCGTCTGTCATTCACGGATACTGTATTTCACCTGGTGAGATTTGCGAGCACTACTGGGTCAGAACCGATGACGAGGGACTTGACCTCGACATCGGCTATGAACTTGCCTGTTTGTATAGCCCAGAACTCTTGGCGATGAAGACGGTTCTGTCTGAAGATTTTCCAGAGGGGCTGAAGGGTGCAGACGGCAAGGAACCAGAAGTTCTTCGCCAAGAGGATAACCAGCGTCTCTTTGAGTTGTACGAGACTGATCCAGTGACTTTTTGGAAAGAGTCTCCAAGGGGTGTGAAGATGTTTCGTTAAGTCCGAAGGACTTGTTCGCCGTGATTTGGCGGCGGCACGGCGGAGTCCAAATGATGACTGAATCACCCCAGATACATCTTCTTATATTGAAGCACCTGTCCACGACAGTAAGGGCACATATTGAGTGCACTTCGTTTTGAGCACTCATCACAAATGACATGTCCACATGGATCGATGAATACATTTACAGGACGTTCGAGACACAGAAAACACATATAGTTTGACATGATGTCAGTCTCTGCACACAATGAAAATATTTTGCGCATCGACAGCATCTTCTTCGTCTTTTCTTTCAGTTGCTTGGCATACTCGGTGATGCCTTCATCCTTGTCAAACTGTTCAATGAGTTCAGCGAGTTGTTGAACATACAAAACATCCTTGTTTCCAAACTTGTCAATGATACTGAGAATATGACTCGCCTTTTCCTTCTTGTCCTGCAGTTTAAAGTATCCAACAAGAACTTCTGGAACAATTTCGAGGTATTCCTTTTTTAATTCATTTAGTTGTGCCATAATTTCATGTGGCGTGACGTCCGTGTCTGAAAACGTTTCATATTCCAGTACGGATCTCAGGCGAAGAAGACGATCGTACACACTCATCATACGTACTTTTGCATCATGATCGTCTTCTTCACCAAGTTCAGCAAAGTTCATCTTTATAAATTATAATGTGTACTCTTTATAAATGAACGCAAACGGTTATGCCTCATCAAACAACTCAATGTCCAATCCGGCGTTTGTACTGAAAATGTCTATGGTTCTGTTCCTGTCAGTGCAGGCGATTCGTCAACTCATTGTGGTAAACGGTCAGTATGACGCCAAGACTGAGACGCGTCCTGGTCAGGTGGCAAGCTGGATGACAATAACAATGACGTTGATTATAGCGGGTTTGTTGTACCCTTCGACTCAGCTTTCAACAAAGACGACGATGGGTGGACTCGCTCTCCTCGTGATAGGTGCCATGGGAAGCGGTATTTTCATGATGTACGACGCCATGAAGAACAAGTCACCAGCAGAGAAGAATCGTCTGTGGTTTGGCATCGCTCACGTCGTATTTGCTATGATTATGTTAGCATTCCTGTTGTATTCACTTACTAAGTAGTGAGCCACCGATGCCAGACTCGATTGTGAAATCGCGCTCCTGGTTACGCACAAAGTCCATGTCCTTGCACCAGCCACCTGGGGTCAGGGACTTGGAGTAATATGCAGACTCGGGGTTGAACCCGCTCGCCGTGCACTTCAGATCATGCTTCAAGCCAAAGATGCTTGAAGGACCACTCGACATACCCTTGCCTGGTGTTGTCATGAGGTCAGCACCGAACCCGCTGACCCCACGACCCGTCAGCAGCATCACCAGAATCAGAACCAACAAACTGATGATAACAATCTTAGAAGCCTTCATTTACTAGTAGGCGTGGAAAAAAGTCCACCACGCGTCTAAAGCATAGGACTTCATTTCTTAAAGGATTACAGGATGGACCTTATCCCGGACTCGGCTCCTGTGACGCTGACTCTGAATGATGAAGAACGTCGTTTGATGGATGACATTTCATTTGCACCGGCTGAAAAGGCGGTTCCTGTACGTAAGCCCCCTCAGTCTCGTCCGTTCCGTCGCGGTCCGTCTGCACCAGCTCCACCTCCACCAGCTGAAATGGAGGGTCTGGATATGTTCACCAACCCGGTGAAGCGCAATGTACCGAGTGCACCACAGCCTGAGATGTGGGATGGCGGTGAGGATGATCAAGAGCCACAGATGGGTGGCGAAGAGCCACAGATGGGTGGTGGTGGAGGCGGCAACAGCGGACCGTCAGAGGGATACAAGACGATCGAGGATGAAAAGGCGGATCTTCTGAACAAGATTACCCGTCTGGGGAAAAAGGGTATGCACACATCAACTCGTCTGACGTCTTACAGCGACATTGAGGAGATTCGCACAGAGTACAAGCGTCTCATTTACGCCATCGAGGCGGAACGTGCCATCAAGTTCCAGAAGCGCATACTGATTGCGTGTGTGACTGGTCTGGAGTTTCTGAACAAGCGCTTTGATCCATTTGATTTGCAGCTGGATGGCTGGTCTGAGAATGTCATGGAGAACCAGGATGACTACGACGGTGTGTTTGAGGAGCTGTACCAAAAGTACAACACCAAGGTGGCGGTTGCACCAGAGGTGAAGCTGATTATGATGGTTGGTGGTTCTGCGATGATGTTCCATTTGACAAACAGCATGTTCAAGTCTGCAATGCCAGACATGAACAAGGTGCTCAAGCAAAACCCAGACCTGGTGAAGAACATGGTGGATGCGGTTCAGCGCACACAGACCCAGAGTCAGGCACCTCCTTCAGCCGGTGGCGTTTCAGCAGGGCGTCACGAGATGCGTGGACCCGGTCTCGACCTGTCCACGCTCATGGGTGGTATCATAGGTCCCCCTCCACCGATGGGCACACGTGAGCCAGGACCCCGCGACCCACCAGCAACCCAGGATGAAGATGCCATTTCAGACATTGTATCAATTGACATGGGCTCTGACACGAAGGAGGTGAGTGTCAAGAAGCGCAAGTCGGCACCAAAGAAGAAGGAAATGGCTCTGTAAAAATATACACTCTTAATAAATGGACCTTTTGCCTGCGCCAGTAAACCAGGCGAGTGACAATGACGTTGTCGGAATCGACAACAATCACGGTGCGGATATTGACGTGGAACCTGTTCCCAAGACGTCATTTGGTGACATTGTCACCCGTGGTGGGAACAACCCAGACGGGAAGTTTTTCTTAAGTTAAATTAGATGGGGTTGTCTTATGCACCCTTTGACACAGAAGAACCCCTCCCTCCACCTTGGAAGCCTCCAAAGGTGTCCTCAAAGGTCAGTGGAGTCCGCCAGGACGGACTCTTCGTCTTCGGTGGCCCCGATGTCACTGAATGTAACAACCTTATCCTTTTTTTTGTTCTTGGCGTTTTTCTTCTGACTCTTGTCGACGCTATTCGTTAAAAGAAATCCGGGCTTGAGACCAGACTCCACTTCAGAAATTTCGGGCTCGGGCTCGGGCTCGGGCTCGGGCTTAGCCTTAGCCTTGTGCTTCACAGGGTACGAAGGTGCGGGTGGTCGGTTATCCTGTTGCGGACCATGAGGAATCTGATTCGTCAGCTGCTGAACAAGCATCTGTTTCTGCTGAGGATTCATATGCGCCCATTGCTTCTTGAGTACTGAAGGATTGGGCATCATATTTTTTACAATTGCACGAAGCTCGCTTGGTAAGTCTTTAAACTCGGCGAGATCAAGCATAGACATTGTCTTTTTTGGCCGAGTCTCGATAATGAAGAATGCCAGGAGGCATACGAGTGCCAGAGCAAGCACCACAAGGGCGGTTGTCATTCTACTCACAGTAAACATTTCCCTTTTGGGAATTCTTGCGCACTGGAGTCCAAGTCCGTTGTCCGAAACCCAGCTGTTTTATAAATCACACACCGTTTGCGATACATTGAATTAAAAACTGACCAGCGGTCAACAATGTCAATGATGAGTGGAGCATTCACCTTGCCTGGTGTTTCTCTCATGATTCGACCAACCGCCTGCGTTACATCTGAGTGTGGTGTTGTCATCACGAGTGTATCGAGCACTGGAATGTCGAGACCTTCTTGAGCCATCGAGTACGTCGCCACTATAATCTTGGCCCGAGACGACGTCTCGAGTTCCTCCTCCTTCATACCGCCGAGGTACAGGGCAGCCCCCTCCAAATTCTCACACAACCAAAAACAGTGTTCACGTCGATCACTCAATAAAAGTACCCGTCGACTCGGATCCAGCCCGCGAACGAGACTGAGAATCTTTTGGTTTCGAACTGGAATCTCTGTGAGTTGGGTCACCATACCAGCCATGTTAATCTTTCCAAATCGAGAGACTGGTGGTGCCTCACGAAACACTGGATCGTCAAAAAATACAGTGTCAACTCGAGTCGTTGCCTGATTCTCACGTTGAACCCTGAAAAACTCTGGTCCCATGAACCAGTATAGAATGTTCGTGAGTCCATCCTTGCGTTCAGGAGTTGCTGTCAACCCCAGTGAATATCTGGGACACAACTTGAACATGGTCTGTGAAAATGCAGCCGCTCCGATGTGATGTGCTTCATCGACAATCACAAGCCCTATAGAATCAAACGCCTTGGGATCATTCTCACGAGAGCACATGGTTTGAATCATAGAAATGACAAAGTCGTGTTCAATGTCAAACGTGTCTTGTTGGACTCGACCGATGGTTGCTCCAGGACAAAACTGCTGGATTCGCTCCTTCCACTGATTTGCCAAAAATTCTTTGTGGACAATAATCATCGTACGCACCTTGAGATGTGCCGCATATGCGAGTGCCATCGTTGTCTTTCCAAACCCCGGCGGGAGCGACAGTACACCGCCGCCTACTTTCCTAAACGCCTCGACACCGGCTCGAAACGCCTCGTTCTGTCTCGTCGAGTCCCTGAGGGTCCCGTGAAACTCGATAGACACCGGCACTGGTTCCTGGCGTTTGTCGACGGAAGCATAGTCACCAAAAAAGCGTGGAATGTACAATGAACCTGATTTTCCTTCACGGAACACCTTGAATGCAGGCGGACGAATACCCATGGCATTTTCCACAGCACGGACCGTCAATTGTCGTTTCAGATCAGAGTTTCCAGGGACACATTTTCCGTGACGGGTCAGATGGGACATATACTCTTAAGGACGTAGTACTCTAGACCGTCCCATTTGACGGTGCGTATCGTCGCCTTGACCTGTGTCCCTGTGGACATGTCCTGAATGGGCACATGACCTTCGACATCAACACCAGTCACTCTGTTGTAACGAAAAGGTACTTTGACCTGAAGACCATCCAGCTCAATGTACTTACGACCATGTATGTCAAAGAAGGGCTTTGTAACTATGAACATTTTCTAGTACTAGTATTAGAATATAATGCCGCGTAAAGGACGTTCAGGGGGTTCAGGAGGTTCAGGTGGTGCTCGCCGCAAAGCATCTCAGTCAGTAGGAGGAACTCGTCAACCACGTGGACGCTCCGGTGATGGAAATGGACCAAAACGTCGTAAAGATGCAGAAGATAAATCCAAAAATTCAGCTGGTCTTAGCGCTGGATTAGGTATCGGACTTGCAGCTGCAGCAGCAATTGGTGCTGCAGCACTCGCTGCTTTCGCTTCGTCAGACGGAGCAGATATTAAGTTTACAAGCATCACAGCAGAGACAACCACAGATTCTATTGTTCCCGGATTTTTTCAGGATTTACTAAACAATGTTTCACCACCAAAAAACATAGAAGTTACATGGGAATACACAGGAAATCCACAAAATCCTTTGGCGATTCCATCTGCAGTTCGTGTTATAGAAGGAGATGTCATTGACATGTTTGATCTCCCGGCACCACTTCAAGGATTGAATGGAACAGGAAATTCACCAAAAGTTATCAAAGTCAAAAGTGATAACGTGTTCGTGGTTGCTACCAAGTTAAGAGACACGTCAAATGTAAACATTGTAAATCAGGGACGCGGAACAATTCAGACAAACTACGAAGATCAGCTCGATCAAACTGTAGCTGATACAGCAACTGGCATAGGTGATGTTTTAGGAAGAACAGCAGGGAATTTTATGAATCACATAGGAACGTTTCTGTTCATTTTAACCATTTGTATAGGAATTTATTTCGCAGTAAAAGCGTTTTCAGGAAGTGGCAGAAGTTCAGGGTCTCATACTAATAATAATAATAATAACTAATAATACGCCGTAGTATATTGTGTTAAGACAGGTGTTCCTGGAATATACGTGTTTGAAGTTGCAGATGTCTGTGTCAGAAATTCTTTGGTCAGTGGTGTTATTGTATAAGGCACACACCCACCGGATGAACTAAATGTAAACCCAGAGCATGATGTATTTGAATAACATGATTTGGCACAATCAACATAAGAAAGGGTTGAATCTGGTGTAATCAATGATAATATAAGAGTTGCTGTACCGGCTCCAGTTGTAACATCAGCTGCTACAGGATAAGGAAATGTGAAATGAGTTGAATCTTTGACCGTAATTGCATTTGAACCGTATCCTGTAGTTGTTACATAATGACCAGTTTTGAATCCGTGATCTGTTGTTGTCGTCACTGTCGCAACGTTTGTGGATGTTGGAATTGAAACAGAAGAGAAGTTGATAGGCACGGGTGTCGCAGGTATTTTTTGAGGAACTGTAAAGTACTGTTTCAGAGGAGGACTGCCATCACTGTAATATACTACGTTTGAACTTTCAGATGGTATAATGCCATCCATCAGACTGGCCAAACTACATGTATTTGAAACCTTATTAAAAGAAAATCCTATACACTCAGGAGCTTTTCCTTCACACGCCAACATACAATCGTTTACTGAACTTACGTTTGACATTACTGAGTCACCACCTGATACTGCAGTATAACTAAGAGCCATTGCATTTGGAATAAATGAATACGTTCCGGTTTCGATACCGGCTAACTTTTTCCATTGTTTAGCAGGTTGTACCCATTTAGGGAAAGCATACCACATAGAAGTTGGATCGCTTCTATCACTCACAAAGCGAACATACAGACTGACACAGATACATATGATGACATATATAATAATAATAGTGAGACCATTCATTGCCCATTCTTTCAAAGTCTCGATTCGCCTTGAACTGCCTGAACCTCCGCCACTAGCATTTCCACTGCTCATTAATAAAACACACGAAAAAAAATCCGTGATAAAATTAGTATATGGGGCGCAGAGAAGAAATAGCTATACTCCTTATTTTTATACTTTTACTTCTTCTAGGTCTAAGTATACTAAAGAAAAATGAAGAGACGAGTAATGTTTCTGCTGGAACGGGGTTTTGGAATTTTACAAAGCCACCTCCTGCTCCTCCACCATCTGCAGCAGGTGGTGATGCCATGTACATTCAACTGAGACAACTATGGCAGACGATGTTGTTTGATGCAGCGATGGAAGCTGCTGGACAAATTGCTGATAATCAACAAAAACAACAAAATGAACTTGAAGAAAAAGTTGAAGAGTCTCAGCCCAAGTTTGACCAAAAAGCAATTTCAAATGAACAAATCCAAGAACAACTCCAAAACTCTATGCAGACCGCTCTTGAGACGGCGATGGAGACGTCGATCCAACTCGCAGACTCTGGAGAAATCACGTCCGAGCAACTCCAAGAACAACTCCAAAACTCGATGCGGACTGCCATGGAGACGGCGATGGAGACGGCGATACGACTCGCAGACTCTGGAGAAATCACATCCGAGCAACTCCAAGAACAACTCCAAAACTCTATGCGGACCGCCGTGGAGACGGCGATGGAGACGTCAATCCGACTCGCAGACTCTGGAGAAATCACGTCCGAGCAACTTCAAGAACAACTCCAAAACTCTATGCGGACTGCCATGGAGACGGCGATGGAGACGGCGATCCAACTCGCAGACTCTGGAGAAATCACATCCGAGCAACTCCAAGAACAACTCCAAAACTCTATGCGGACTGCCGTGGATACAGCGATGGAGACGTCGATCCGACTCGCAGACTCTGGAGAAATCACGTCCGAGCAACTTCAAGAACAACTCCAAAACTCTATGCGGACCGCCGTGGAGACGGCGATGGAGACGTCGATTCGACTCGCAGACTCTGGAAAAATCACATCTGAACAGCTCCAAGAACAACTCCAAAACTCTATGCGGACTGCCGTGGAGACGGCGATGGAGACGGCGATCCAACTCGCAGACTCTGGAAAATTTTTAACCGAACAGCTCCAAGAACAGCTCCAAAACTCTATGCGGTCTGCCGTGGAGACGGCGATGGAGACATCGATCCGACTCGCAGACTCTGGAAAAATCACATCTGAACAGCTCCAAGAACAACTCCAAAACTCGATGCGGACCGCCGTGGAGACGGCGATGGAGACATCGATCCGACTCGCAGACTCTGGAAAAATCACATCTGAACAGCTCCAAGAACAGCTCCAAAACTCTATGCGGTCTGCCGTGGAGACTGCCATGGAAACATCAATCCAATTTTTATCAGAAAAGGGGATTTCATCTCAAGAAATGAAAGAACAGTTTTCTAAAATTCAAACACAACTTGAAGAATCTTTAACAACACAAATATCAGTTCATTTAAATGGAAGAGTTCCAACACAACACGCTCTTATATCAACAACTTTCGTGACTCGTGCTATAGAAGGAGTTCCACAATACACTGCAAGAGGATTAGTTCAAACAAAAAAAACGTCAGCCACAGCTACAAGGTTTAAACCTAAAAATGCAGCTGCTGTATCTTATACGCCTCGACAAAATTTATTCCATGATCCAGAAAAATCCGAATTTGAACTACAACTGGAGATGTACCTGGCAAAAACAAGAAGTTTCATGGCTAAAAATGCACGTCTTCCCGGTGGTCGTATACTTGATTCTTTTTTTAGTACAAAATTAGGTGGGGCGCTCATGCAATTTGTAGACTTTTTCGACACTATTTCAGATGTGTTATCAGTTGTATGTACGTTTACTGATGGATTTTTTTATGATCCCGATGGAACTGGGCTGAGTTGGGAACCATGGGATCCAGCAACATTTCGAGATGCTCGTCAAAAAATGATCGATGCTCAACTCGATGTTATAAAAGAATATAATGATCAACTTGGACCCGGTGATTTTGATTATCCCTATTCACACGCTCAATACCCTATTATTATAGGTCCTCTCGCAAAAATACCCATTCCCGATAGATATCACGGTGATGTTGAATATATACAAATGAAAATTGGAACTGAAATTGACGTGGTGATTGAAAAAATATTACGTGATGAAAGTTCGCTATATCACCAGCGATTACTCGAGTTGAAGTTTGATAATGACGAGGAATATTTGAAAAACTGTTACTCAGATCCTATGTATCCTGATGATAAGTTGATATATTACCTCAGTTATATAGAAAATAATAATTGCAAAGAGTTTGACGATTTATACAGAACTGCATTTACCAGAGTATGTGAAGCGAATGATGGAATGGTCTACGAAGATGATTATATAAATATAGAACCTAAAGAAGGCGTCAAATGTCCAGCAAATTATGCAAGAAAAAGATTTCAGTGCGGATTTAAGACACAACTCGAGTGTGAAATGAATGCAACGGAGTACATTGCAGAAAATGGACAGATTGGATCGTACGGTGAATGGGCTGATATGAGAACACTGAAAGACAAAAATGACAACAGACTTGTACCTGACAGTTCTCCAATTTATACACAAGGTAGAGGTCAACAAAGTGCATGTGTGTTAACTGGTCAAGGCATTCGTTCTTTGTGTAAACAGGCAACCTTAACTGATGATCACTACGTGTATGATACAATCAACAACGAGTATAAATGCCAATTCACGGAAGAGTTGTGTCAATCATTCGGAACATGCGTCGCAACAGATTCAAGTGGGCAAACGTATTGTAAAATACCAACAGACATGCAAGGGGCACAAATGTTTTTTGGAAGTCAACTTCCACGTGAATGGGTTCGTATTCACGGATGTCACTATGCACCAATAAGTAATCAAAATAGTGATCAGGAAAATTTAAACAATGTTCTTGATTTTTTTTCATCTGGTGGACAACATTTTTTTGATGATATGGTCGGGAACAACGCAAATTGGAATCAAGGTATGAAAGAAATGTTTATAGGACAAAATGCACTGTCTACATGGATGAATTTGGCTACTATTTTAATTCCTATGCTTCTTGCGGGAATTGGTGTGTCAGCAGGTCCTATCATGATATTGATTTTCATAGTTGTCGGTTCTCAAATGGCTGACGCCGCTGTGAAAGAAAATAGAACCGTCGCACAATCAAACCCAAATGAAGCAGCGGAATATACAACTGGTGGGTGGAAAACCTCACAACTGTACAGCACTGTATACGTGTTAAAATCAGTAACAAGAACAAGCGTCACTACAACCTACGCTCATGGTATAACAGTTGGTAAAAAAATTCGTCTATTGGGATTGAAATGGACAGATGGATCAACAATAACCACAATACCATCAATTGATTTGACCGTGACGAGTGTTCCAGATTCAACAACATTAGTTTTCAATTCGATGCCATTCACTTTAAATAATTTTGTCAACTTTTTAGACGATCGTGGTTATGTAAAGGAAGTCATTCCGAATGAAACATACACATTACGCCAAGATGGATCCAACCGTAAAATACCACAACCAGTTGGCTACGTGGATGGCTGGATTACAAAACCTCTTCGTCCCAAAAACAATAACGGACAAATTGTTCCTGTGACGGCCGGTGTGTCAAGCATTTCAGCCGTTGTCGAAAAGGACTTTTTTATTGATGTTAAACCAGATAATAGAGCATACCCAGATGGACAATCATGTACAAATGTGTTGACTAATCTTCGTAATAACATAACCACATTAATCAATGATATGAACAGTTTTAATTTTGATAATATTAAAACTGACTTTGAGAATAGAATACGTGACGCGAATGCGAGATTTGCACCACTTATATCACAAGCCCAAAATAGGGTCAATTCACTTAATAATGATCTTAATAGGATACGAACCGCATGCTCCGGTATTGGAATTGTAAATGGAGATTGTTTTGCAGCACTTGGTCAAGGAACTTTTGATTCTTTCTCAGCTGCAATTTCTACCACAATAGATTTAATTGAAGCAGCTGGAAAAACTCTTGATGATTTGACCCATCAATTAGGTGAAGCTTTAGAAGCGATTTTCACATGGCTTGGTGATCAACTTAAAAGTTATTTCACGAGAGCGTATGAGCTTGCAATTAATGATATTAGTAACCCTGACTTTTCTGGACGATGTGTCAATACACGTATAACACTAAACTTTCAGATTGCTAAAGCACTCGGTGATTTCGTTTCTGGAAAAATTTTAGGAAAAGTGACTCGTACTGTTCTTGAGGAGATGGGTTGTCCAGATCATATAATAAATACAATACTGGAAATTGAGTACTGGGGATTTGCTATTGGAACTCTTGGTGTAAGTACATCGAAATGTATAATGACAGGTAAAGTAAATCGAGATGTACTTGCATTCTCAGATGAATGTTACAAGGCAACTGCAGTAGATTCTGCGACGGGAACAATCACACGCCCAGGAGGCGCTATGGTCAATATGCATATTGACTGGGACAACTGGATGGACAAAGACGAGTACAAACGTATGTGCTCTGAACTCAATCCACCAATGATCCGAGCATGGAACGCATCACTTGCAAATAAGGTGTGGTGTATATCCAGCCGACCTCCAGAGTCATGGGCAGATCCAACCATAGGCATTCTCGATCCACTGGAAACACAATACGCAGTGAATAGAGCATGGACAAATTTCGGAGATGGTCCAGCTTCTTTTTCATTTGATTATCCTCAATACCCAGATGGTGTATTGTTTCATCAAAATCAAGAAACGTTGGAACGAGACAGTGCAAAACACTGGTGGTATCAGCTCGTATACAGTAAAGACGACTTTAACAGATCAATTTTATGGGATAATACAATTCTTCAAGAACATTTCACTCACCAAACAATCACACAAATGCGACGTGAATACTGTACAGATGACTTGTTAGGAAATGAAAATCGTGGTATCGAACCTGTTGATCCAGCTAATATAGATGATCAATGTTGGGGATATCTATCTATTGCAATTGCAGGATATGCATACAAGCCAATGTCTATTTTATCAAAAATGACAACTTAGGCGGTGTATGTTGGTGCAGGATAAGTTCCTGGTCCATTCTTGTACGCTATGCGCCAGTTTTCTGTGCCGGCAGTTCCGAGATTGTACTTGCCTGGAGCATATGTCGTTGCTGTTCCTCCTGTAGTTGGTGTAGGTGTAAAAGTTCCAGCTGTAACGAGTCCTCCAGTTGCTGTGAGAGTTGTCGAAATCTGTACTGTTACGGAAGTGCTTATATCAGATGCAGTCGGTGCAGTTCCACCAGTTCCACCCGAAAATGAGATTGTTGGAGTAGTTGTATATCCTGAACCACCGTTCGTAATCGTCACACCTGTTATTTTACCGCTTGATATTGTAGCAATTCCCTGGGCCGTAATTCCTCCAGTTAGTGATGGAGCAGAGAACGCAACGGTTGGTGCAGATGTATATCCTGAACCGATACCAGAACCTGTAATTGTAACAGACATCACTGGACCTGAAAGTGTAACTACACCCGCATTCTGTGCCCACTTCATAATATCTGCATCTGGTATGCCGCTAGAAGGTGCCCAGAACTTCTTGGAAGCTGCTGTTGCTGTCGTTGGAGCACTTGACCCTGTATCAACTGACCAATTTTTATAGTCAGCTGAAGGATCATTCACGGTTGAACCCGATGTTAAAGCATAAAATCCTGGACAAGCGGTTGCAAGATATTTTTGTGTTGCGTTTGCCAAGTCAGCCTTACGAGCCGCCTCTACAATCTTCTGTTTGTCTGCTTGAGTAAGTGTCACTCCTGTCAGTGATCCAGGGGTAGGGAATGATTGATTTTGCTGAACACGACTCATTGCTGGCACATATGCAATCTGAATTTTCTGTATATTAGTTTGATATTCCTGGTAAGCTGCGAAAGCCACAGGATCTGTGGATGGTAAAGGAACAACTGGTATACCTGTACCGCTCTGAGGCAGATATTTACAATGACCAATTGTGTAATCATTGGTAGCCAGTTGTACACATTGATCACGTTTATTATACGCCAAGGTGATATTAGAAACAGCCGTTGATGGTAATACTGTACCAGATGATATTGATGAAGTTGATGCTTGTGTAAAAACAATTGAAGTTGCAGTTACAGAGTCGATGACAAGAACAACTGATTTATTATTTGAATCTACTACACCAGGGATGATAACTTTATCACCAGGAGAGAAACCAGTTGAACTTGTTACATTAACTGTTTTGTTACCTGTTGAATTTATGGTTTGTGATGTTGTAGTACTCATAGTTGTAGGTGATGTAATCAAATCAGTTGCGTAAGTAGTCTGACATGTGAGCAAATCGGTATTCTGTACTTTATTATATGCAGGCTGGCTAACAGCTACAACTGATGCTCCATTGTTAACGGTAATAGTTGGTGATGTAAGTGTTATTGTAACCGTCTGTGTAGGATTCGTACCTGCTGAAGGTGTAACAGTAGCAGATCCAGCCGTGAATGTACCAGTTCCAGCGGTAATAGTTGACAAAGCAGTTATTGATCCAGCTACTCCAGCTACTGTTCCAATCGTTGAAACCGTTGCTGTTGCTGTTACCGACCCCTGTGTAATAGTAACTGCTTGTGAAACTGTAAAACTTGCTGCTCCTGTTTTACCGCTGGTAAAAGTAAAACTGGGTGTACCTGCTGCTTGTGTTCCCTTGACTCTGAAAGTTGATCCTCCTGCTGTTGGTATATCGTATATGTATATAGCGGTTGTCGGTGCAGTTGCACCTCCAGCTGAAGCGTTAAGTGGTATGTTTGTAACTGGTTCAGCAAATACAATATTGGTAACGCCTGTAATCGATACAAGATCCCCTGCTGAATATCCGTGAGGTGCGCTGGTTGTAAATGTCAAAAGCGCCGGTGTGCTGCCTGCTGCTGCCGCTGCTGCCGCTGCCGTAATTGAAAATGAACCTTGTTCTGATGCGTTTGGCCAGGTGTATCGAGATGACCGCCATATTTTCATAATCACAAAAACGACTATAATCAAAACAACTACACCGATTATAATCTTCTGAAGCGTCTGTCTAGAAATATCGAGCTTCATTTAACTTGTGTGTATATTATTTTTTACTCAAATAATTTTAACACGGTGGTCTAGCACAATAGCAAGTTCCTGGACCAGATAAACAATTTATTCGAACTTGATTGGCTGGACAGCTTCCACAAGTTGTACAACTACGTAAATTGGACTGAGCAGTATAAGTACCAGAAGGACAAGCTGCACATATTCTGTCTGATACTTTACTTCCCCCAATAGTTATACGAGTACCAGGAGGACAAACTGACCAACTTGCACACGACGTCAAGTTTGTTTGATTGGTAAAAGTACCATCTGTACACTCTGTGCATACTCGGTCTCGTGTTTTGTTTGCCGTAGTACTTATATATGTACCACGTTGACAAACTGACCAACGTGCACACGACGTTGAATTAATTTGATCTGTAAAGGTACCAGAAGCACAATCTTTACAAAATATATCTGAGTCAATGAACTTTCCTCTAATACATCTACATTCTCTTGTCGAACCAGTACCTAATAAATTAAATCCGGCGTTACAAGTGTACGAACATGTTCTGTCTGTGGATCCAGAGCATCCAGTCTCTGTGAGAATTCCGTATGTAGGTGCAGGACTACACGTTTGACATGTCACACAAGCCCCACTTGCATTGATGTACTTTCCAGAAGAACATACACACGTTGGCATTCCTGTGGCAGAACCCAATCCCAAACCAGAACTTAATCCAGAGCCAACTACATCGATAAATCCAGAGTTACAAGCGTATGAACACGTTCTGTCTGTGGATCCACTACACCCACCTTGTGTAAGCGTTGCATTTGAAGGTGCAGGACTACACGTTGAACATGACACACAAGCCCTACTTGCGTTGATGTACTTCCCAGTACCACAAGTACAACTGATTGTCGAACCAGAACCCGAACTACTAAATCCAGAGTTACAAGCGTATGAACACGTTCTGTCTGTGGATCCACTACACCCACCTTGTGTAAGCGTTGCATTTGTAGGTGCAGCTGCACACGTTGAACATGACACACAAGCCCCACTTGCATTGATGTACTTCCCAGAGTCACATGTACAACTGATTGTCGAACCAGAACCCGAACTACTAAATCCAGAGTTACAAGCGTATGAACACGTTCTGTCTGTGGATCCACTACACACACCTTGTGTAAGAGTTGCATTTGTAGGTGCAGCTGCACACGTTGAACATGTTGTGCATGAACCGGTCGCACTGTTATAGTAAGTCCCAGAAGGGCAGCATAAACCACCTGTCGTTGTTGTATAGGTTACACTTGTACTTGAGTAAGAATCAGTTGTTCCATAACTTACACCATTAACGGTACTGTACATGGGATTATTAGGTCTAGTACACGGTGGTGTCGCGTCTTGACTAATTTGATCAGTTCTATAGTATTTTCCGGTAGTTGTATCACAAGTCCACGATCCAGATGTTGAATTGAACGCTTTTCCACCTGCTAGCACACAATCACTCAACGTACATGAACCATTAACTAGACTATATCCAGGATTGCATTTTTTAGAACAAACGTTGGTTACTTCCCAATCATAGTAACCGTTAGGGATACTGGTTGTACACGTACATCCAGTTTTATTTATGGTTGACGTTGAACCAGATACACAAGATGTACACTGTGCAGCGTTATTAATGGACGAGAAATATCCAACTGAACAAGACGTACATATTCTGTTTTGTTTATCAGTTGGTTGAGTACTCACAAAGTAACCAGCTACACAATCTTCTGACCATGGTGCACACGATGTTGAACCCTCCACAGCTGCATACGTTCCAGCTGAACAAGACATGCATGCTGTTGAACCTATCGACGAGGCATACTTTCCAGGTGGACAAGGCGTGCACGGTTCTAAAGTTGTACTGGATGAAGTTCCAGACAGACAAATTTGATTGAAAGTTAAACGATCAATGATCTTTTGAAATGGAAGTTGAGTGATACTGTCTGCAGAAGAAACTTGTCCATAATTGAAAGTTAAACGGTCAATCATTGTTTGAAACGGAAGTTGAGTGATACTGCCCGCAGAAGAAACTTGTTCGTAGTTGAATGTTGCTTTATCAATGATTTTTTGAAACGGAAGCTGAGTACTGATACCGTCTGCTAAAGTAACTTGTTCATAGTTGAATGTTGCTTTATCTATAGTATTTGTCATTGCCTGTGTAAAGTTTGGTGAGTCTAGGAAAGTAGGTAATTTGTATAAAACGGTATCGTTCAGACTTTTTTGGACACTAGCCATTTTTTGTTGAACCAGGGTGTCTTCGATTTTTGGAACATCACCTGGGCCGGCAAGACCTTTAATACGTACTAATTTTTGATATGAATCTTCGTACATTTGATGTAAAAATACTATATACGAAATAATACCTGGCATAACAGCCGTATCCGAATTTTCGAGTAGTGATAATACCTGGATAGCATCTACAGCCACTGGGTTAATACCATAACTTCCATACCACCCAGGAGGTGATTGTGGTATGTCACTTGAAACAACGGGCCAATTGTCCGATGCCAAGTAATCCAGTGCCGCAACAATACTTGACGATAGTTTATTTCTGTCATCATCAACATATGCTTTGTTTTGGCGAATACCGTTATATAGAGTTATAATAGGAACAGTTTCACTAGTCGCTCCACCCGAACCAAGATTTGATATAACTCGAAGGTCATCTTCGTTTATACCATAGGCTTCAACTATGTATTGGTTTGTTTGTCTAATAACTTCAGGTATAATTGAAGTTAGGTAATGGTTAATTGTATTTTTACAAAGTTCTGCAAATCTTCTTCTACATGCTCTAATTTCAACTAAAGATCTTTCATTTTTTTCAATGATTATATCCACCTTGGACAGAAAATTAGTTGTAGTAAAAAAATCTCTAAACGCATTTATAGCATCTAGGTGATTGTTACTTAATGCTATTTTATATGTTAAAACAAGATTTGTCCGAGTAGACCAATTGTCTGTAATAGTAAGAGGACTTAGTCTCGTAACTGCTTCATCAAGTTTTGTTTTTATACAATCTGCGTGATTTGAATAAAAGACTGCATAATTCCTATTATTTTCGGTATCCGCGAGGAATCCTGGAATGTAAATTTGACTTGGTGTGAAGAAGGGTTTGTATATCAACTGGGACTGAATCCATTTTCTTAAATTTAGAATAGACGCTATTAAGGCTGTTTGTGTCGGAGTCGATCCTCCTGAAGGCGTGATGGTGACATATCCACTTTTGAACGTACCCGAAGTAACTGTGAAATTTGATATAGTAGTCACCATACCACCTCTAGTTACTGCTGTTCCTGTACCAGCCGCACTATCTTGGCTAATAATAACTGTTCCGTCTGAAAATGATCCTCCAGATGGTATACTAGAAAATGTAAAGCTGTATGTTGTAAGTGATTCATCGGAATATGAGTCGATTGGGAATAATAATGAGTTATTAATACCGGTGAGCGTGTACAGTGCTGTGTAGTCATTTGGAGTGCTAGGTATCGTGAATATATTCGTAGTATCCGGGGTGGCTGTAGTAAAATCAAATCCCAATGGAATATCGATAACAATCCATTTGGTCTCAGTGCAAGAACTACGGTTTATAATAAATGGCAAGTAATCATCAGCTTGTATAGCAGTGGGAGGTTGAATTGGAGGAGTTCCTGGTGGTGTATCACACAATGTATGTGAATTAACAGTGGAATCGGTGTAACTTACTCCATCTGCACAAGAATCGTTGAATGTGAGAGGAAAAATTGAAAAAACATTTTGAAGAATTTTCAGGTTGGTTCTGTCGTATGTATACCTGACTCCATCTCGTCTTTGAAAAAGAAAATTTGAACTTGGAAACGTCGCCTTTAAATAGTCAAGTATACTCACTGGGTTACTTAACACAAATATACTCTCGTTATATTCACTTGAATATTTATCCCCTCTTGATATCATTTTTTGTCTTGCTGAAACGTATTTGAAAGTTTGATTATGTTTGAGTCTAAACCCATCTGATACATAATCAATGTCTTCTACTTGAAATGTATTTGAAGATTCTGAAACCCTAAAGAGATTATTTGTCAAGGAATATAATTGAACGGGTGTTTTTAATGGTACTAGTGATGCGTTTTTACTACATATCTTAGAAGCCGCGTCATCACAATTCTGAATTTCCCCTTCCGTAAAGCTATCTCCGGAATAACCAGTACTACATTCATATATACATCCTCCGGTGGTGGTAGCTGTAGCAGTATTATAGCATTTAGTTCCATTTAATCTATGATAATGGTCTTCATTACTAGGAAAACTACTGAACCCAGACTGAACGGAAATGGTCGTGACCGGAACTTTTTGGTCTCTTAACCACCCTGGATTAGTTGTGTAATGCAACTCGAGATTATCTCGATAGTCTCTTTTATTATATGTACCAGTTTGAAGTTGTTGAAATACACCAGCCGAGTCTATATATCCAGCAACATTAACACCATTACTTCTATTTGTATAGTTAATGGTATCATATGGACTTATATCCGGGTGACACGTGTAAACTGGTTTTAGATCAATTTCATATAGACTGTATGCCGTATCGGATTCAGATACAAAAAGAATCTGTTTTTTAAAAGGAATACTCGTATCATATGCTTGTACCGTATACATCATAGAATCCCGTGTTCCTCGAGTCACACCATCATCCTTCTTTACTATGTTATTTGGATTTATGGTGTTTTTAAATAACAAGTTTTGAATCGCTAAATCTTTTGAACTAAATTGTCTTGTTTGTCCAACTTCGTCTTGTACAAAAAAAGAATTGTTTGTTGATTTAAAAGTTTTGACTGGACAATAACTACACGCAAGTAAATCATCTGTGCTAAACCCGACGGCAGTTCCTGTATTCACAAGAGCCTGTAGATTACTATTGCACAGAGGCATGCTCGTACATTCATTCCCAGAATGTTCAAGATATGTATTAGCATACATCAGACTAGGCTGTTTTTTACCAGCAGCACTCGTAACATCATCTTTTATATATGAAACGTCCGTAAACGATGCTTCTCCGTAGGAAAACGCGTCGTCGCCATAATGGCTAAAAAATTGACACGTTGAGTTCAACAGAGAGTAGTTGAAGGCTACACAGCTTGGTACAGTATCACAAAATCGTGCACACATTTCAGATGACTTTTGGTCATTAGCAGTTGGAACGGGTGAAAGAATTTTAGTAACAGAAGAATGCAAAGGATTCACGGGGATATATGAATATGTATAACCAGGTGGTTCTATAGCGACTATGGGCTGAGTAGAACCTCCCTTTATGAAGACACCTCTGTTTAATGTATCTGTGTTTTCTAATGATATCATGTATTCAGCACTTGACGTTTTTTGTCCGGTGTTCGTTTGAAAGTCATATGCAATGAGTTTACAGTTGGAGTCTCCGTCACATTCTGATAAAAGTGTCTTGGCACGTTCAGGAAGAACGTCTCGTTGAATGAGCACTGGGAGATCTGTATATTCTTCGTACACGGCAGGATCTATCTTCGCTGCACATGATAATAAACCAGGATCGTTTATGTCATATGATTGACAGTCTTCTAGTGTTGTTTCCGTTTCCATTCTAAATTACAGTGACAAATTAAATTCTACTAAAAGTTCTTCAATTGAGTGATAATACCGTTTGAGGTCTTTCTCAAAACGTTTATCTGTCGTATGTTTCTTCTGTGCAACCAACCACGCCAAGTTGGCTTTTGAGTACTTGGTGCGTGTTTGATTTTCTGTTGGTTTCCGTGGACGAACAGTCGTCGGTGTTGCGTTTTGAGCCGGCATTTTATCAACAAAGCTGAGAGCTTGCATACATGTATCAGCGAGATCATCCTTTTTTTTGTGCTTGTCAAATAGAGGTATCCAATCTGGCTGTGTTTCATTTAAAAAGTTTCTGCATCTTTCAATTGACGTTTTTTTACGCTGAATGTACCGGGCACGACCTGGACCGGCTACGTCAGGTACTTTGTGACGAGCGTCATAAATAATTACATCACGGTCGTTGCACAAAAAATATGCGTGTAAAAAATGCTCAACACCTTTCATAGTTTTGTTTCGGTCGGGTTGTTTTTCAACTAGAACCATACGGGCATCAAGTGTCCACGGACGAGCTCGGAGATGTGTACGAAGTGCCACGAAAAGACCTTCACTATGCTGAGAAGGGACACTGGACACGTCCCACTTGTGAATTCTTTTTGTGGATGGGTCCATCAAACACATCGCGAGATTCTTTATTCCAACATCTACACTAAGAAGCATTCTGTGTATTCTTTTTAGCATTAAAGACTTTAATAGAAGATAACGGTGCACATTTGTGCGTCCCTGGATGAACGGCATACCCTGGAGGGCATATACTTGGAGATATGAGCTGATACTCTACATCAGGTATACACATCACAAAATAAGTATCTGGGCATGTATTGGAAATGAGATGGGCTTCTGGTGGAACTCCTCCAGGAATCGAAGCACTTATACAAGTTTGTATGTAACCTTGTGCACAGTTCGATGCAACTGGTGGTGCTTCATATTTTTCTTTTCTTTTGAATATGATCACACTGATTATAATGATAATAATGAGAACCGATACCGATACAACGTAAACCTTCTTCATTTATTAAAGTCAATATATAAAGTAATAAAGGAAATATTACGTATGTGGTGTTGGTGGTGTTGCCACCCATTTGAAGGTGCGTCATTTCATGCCCCGTACAAGTATGATGACAAGCGTAAGCATTTTCAGACGACCGGTCATTTTTGTTCGTGGGAGTGTACCAAGGCGTACATTTTGAACGAGGGTGGTCCTCGGTCAGGAGAGCGTCAAATGCTCCTCGCATTGATGAGACAGCACGCCATGAAAAAGTACGTTCCCACAAAAGCCGCTCCCAAGCGAACTGCGCTCCAGGTGTTTGGGGGGACACTCACGATTGAAGAGTTTCGCTCAGGGACTTCGAATGTTCAGGTTTTCATGCCGTACGAAACACATATGATGCCTACAATCATAGCATCGAATGCTGTACCGGCACGGAAACCTGGTGATGAAAATTCGTGTGATCTTGTACTCAAGCGACCCAAGCCACTTGCACGTGCAAAGAGCACACTCGAAACTTCTTTGGGTATTACAAGACGAACGAAAGCGCAATGAACTTTCTCAAGCCTCGATACTGTTGCTTTTTTACTGGTTACCAGCCCAAGACCCACAAGACTGTACTGGACATTCAAGGTTTTTCAGTCATTGTGTACGGCAAATACTTTACACGTTACGGTGCTGTAAAAGCGGTTGAACAAGTAGATACTTTTAGCCACGTCACGCGCAAAACCGGCCCATTCACCTGGGATGTTTTCTTTGGGAATGTTGTGTTTGAAAATGTGTATGCATACTCGGAGAAGCAAGCGGTTCAGACGACTCGGAGGGTTCTTAACACGATGTAGGCCCCCGAAAAATGAAGAAAGTCACCAAAACAATGAACCAACCTGGAATTTTTACGTGAAACTCAACCTCTGGGAGCTTCCAACCATAGTACACGTCAATCGTCTTCACTGAATCCGCGATGGACTCGGCGTCGTCAATGTCAATGTCGCCATCGCTGTAAGCGCGACGATGATTCATTTTACTTGTACAGGGTGTGTTTTTTTTATGTCGTTACTACTAAATGCACAACACTTCTCGGCGGACGGCTCCCCATTATGTTGATCCAGGGCGCGCCAAGGCGGCTGCGAACGCAGCGAAGCGGGTCAGAAACGCTGAAAATACACGCGTAGCAAGACTCCTGCGTATTATAGAGATGGTTACGCCGTATCGTACAAATGTTCGTCGTTCGGGTGTCCCTATTAAACGGTGGGGTAAGAACACATCCATGCGTGTCAATCTCAAGAAGAATTCCGCGTCAGGAAGATGGGTTGTAAAAAACAGAAACGCTGTACTCACAAGATACGGCTTGAATTCTGCAAGACTTAATGTCAGAAATAACAATACAAATCAACCAACTGTTCATTACAATGAATGGACTGCTAGAGAGGCGAGAAACATGCCCATGCTCAGATTTAAATAATTTATAACAGTATGGATTTTGAACGAGTCATAGCCGCATGGTCAAACGTGCTCACGGCAGCCAATTCTGTTGCTATTCTTTTGCGCGTCGAACGGATATGCGATGCGCTCGAGCGGAAATAAATTATTTTATTAATGTATGGCAGGCTTTGTTGCGTCAGCTGGATATGCTCGGCAGTTAGGAGGTACAGGCAATGGGGCACGTGTGTTAACCGGTCGTGTCATTAATCAACAAGGGAACTACGTGAAGGCTGTTATAGCCTATAACAGAGCAAAGGCAAACTTTAACGCTGCGAAAAAAGAGTACAATAAGCAAAAAAGAAATGTTTCGGGTGGATTTCGTGGATGGATAAACCGTCGTAAGTTTGGAAACGCCGGTGAACAAGCGCGTAAATCAAGAAATAACCAATTGAATGCAAACCTTAAACAGAAGATGAATAACGCAAAAGCAAGACTGAATAAAGTAGTAAATGAACACAACTACTGGGGAAAAATACAATGGTACAAGAGTCTCTACAACATGAACAGAAGCAGGGCAAACAGAGCATTAGCCAATGCACGTAGTCGTCAAGTGTGAACAATAATCCGGTACTTTCCACCGAGAACACGTTCAGTTTGACGCGCCGCGCCGTTCAGTGATGGCTTTGACCATAATAACCAACGGGACCAGAAACCCGCCTTAAAGCGCCCTGAAGGGCTCCAGTTTTCTCTTTTCACATGACGTGTGAGATAACGCAACATACGATTGTGATCTTTGTGAATAGTGTAATCAGAGTATCCACGAAGACCAAAGTTAACCTTTTTCCCATCGGGAAAAACTGCACACCATTTATGTGGAGGAGAAGCACGTCTGACGTGTATCACCTCCTTCATACTTTCAGTCAAGAATCTTTTCCCCAAAAGTTTGTGAGTGCCCCGGGTATAAACGTTCGACGCGACACGGGAATGGGCGCAGTGAACACCATCGGCACTTCATCCACCTGAACGCTCACACTTTGTACCTTTTTCCTTGAAAAGACGCGAGCACCAATCACTCCAAAAAGAACGCCTACAAAGAAATCATACATCGGATGAATCTTCATCGGGTGTAGCCTCTATATCGTCCCACATCTCCTGCGTCTTTTTGAAAAAGCTATCAACAAAGTCCTTCTCCTCCTTGGCAGTCTTTTTCAGCGCCTCGTGAATTTCACGGAAGCTGTCCATGCGCTTAGACTCCATAACACGACGGGCACGAGCAATACGTTTGGGCAGCGCCGGCACCTTTTTATCCGGAGTCGGAGTTGCGCAGGCGCGAATCAGCATCATTTATTATTAGTAGAGGTTTTTTCTTTAATCTCAATGAGCTTTGCAGAAAGGTAAATTGACAAGTCAAGCGCCTCCTCGAGTGCTTCTTGAACCCAGTCATACCCTGAATTCTGCATCAAACCGTGTCCGTACGCCTTACGACCCTTTTCCATGCGCTCTGCAATGAGCGCCTTGATTTCCTCGTTACAGTCCATTACACACTTAGTTATCATCCTCCTTAGGTGGAGTAAAGTGCTTCAGTGCCACCTTGTGGGCGTGCACCCGGGCAATCTTCTCCGTGACATTGTATCGCTTGTCCTCCATAGCCGCCTGAAGGATATCCTTGTACACCTGAGTGTCCTCGAGTGCCAGCTTCAGCTCCTCGTTCGTCTCCTTCGTGCGCGCCTTGAGATCGTTCAGCTTCTCAATCAGCATCTGGATAGCCTGCACCATTTATGAATTTGAAGCGCTTCTTTCTTAGATACGTGCGCGTGTCAAAGCACGATTCACCGCACTCATGATGTTTGCATATTGCATGTTTCTATAATGTTGCAAAAGAGACTGATACACTCGATGACGCAAGACAGCACGGTTCAAACCTAATCTACGTCTAATCGCAATCCCTGTGTTTGCGTTTGAGTTTATGTTACGACGACGCTGAGCTGGACGGGGGTTTGCATTTCCGCCGCCATTGTTATTTCTCCCGCGTTTAGTACCAGGCATTTACTTTACGCACAGAAAAAATATACTCTGCAAAGTGAAAAACATGTGATGAACAAACCTAAAAACCTGAAACACTGATACATCATGTCGTATAAGAAGCTTACACACGTCGAGCACATTCTATGCAGACCCGACTCGTATGTCGGGTCACTCGCTCGTGAAACAACTACTACGTGGATACCGTCAACTGACGGATTTGAACAGTCGAGCGTCTCCGTCTCCCCTGGACTCCTCAAAATCTTTGATGAAGTGCTCGTCAACGCGATCGATCAGCACTCAATCAACCCCAAAAAAACGACGCGCATCGACGTGACTTTTCAGGGTGATGTGTTTGCGGTGCGTAATAATGGCGACGGCATTCCTGGAACTGTACACACAGAGACTGGTGTGCGTCTCCCGGAACTTATTTTTGGGCACCTTTTGACGTCGAGCAACTACGATGACACGGAGCAGCGTACGACTGGCGGACGAAACGGCTACGGCGCCAAACTCACCAACGTCTTTTCAAGCAAGTTTGTCGTGCGAACGCTGCACAAGAACCAAAAGTACGTTCAGAAATGGTCGAAAAACATGACGGTGTGCGAGGATCCAGTCACCACCGCTTTGGCCGCAAAGGGTGGGTATGTTGATGTTGAATTTCAGCCAGACTGGTCGCGTTTTGAGGGGGGTGCGAGCCAACTTCCCGACTTGATCAAGGTGCTGACGAAGCGTGTGTGGGACGCGGCGGCGTGTTGTCCAAAGTGTCACGTGTACATGAACGGCAATCGCCTCGAAGTGAAGAGCCTCGAGGACTATGCTCGTATGCACATCGGTGATGTTCCTTTTGCAACGCTGGGACACGACATTGTCGTCGGACACTCGACGACGGGTTCGTTCCAACAAATTTCATTCGTCAATGGCATTTCAACCACACAGGGTGGTACGCATGTCGATCGATTTGTAAATCAGCTCGTACCGAAACTCGCAACGGGAATTCGTCCCGCTCAAATCAAGGCGAGTCTGTTTGTGATGATGCGATGCACAATCATCAATCCAACTTTTTCGAGTCAGACCAAGACGGAGTGTACATCAAAGGTGGACGTCACGTACGACTTCAAGCCCAAGTTTATCAAGGATGTCCTGGCGTCGGGTGTCGGTGACGACCTCACGGCGCTCGCAGTGTCCAAGACTGAAAAGGAACTTAAGAAAACCGACGGCACAAAAAAGAATCGCATCACTGGTATTCCCAAACTGGATGACGCCAACTGGGCTGGAACTGCAAAGAGTCACGATTGCACACTGATTGTGACTGAGGGTGACTCAGCCAAGACGCTCGCGGTTGCGGGTCTGAGCATCGTAGGTCGCAATGCATATGGCGTCTTCCCACTCCGGGGGAAACCTCGGAACGTTCGGGACGCTAGCGTGAAACAGTTGACTGACAATCAAGAGTTTTCGGATTTGAAAAAGATTTTGGGTCTGCAGCATGGTCGTGTCTATACATCTCTGCGAGAACTTCGATATGGACGTTTGATGATCATGACTGACGCTGACCTCGACGGGAGTCACATCAAGGGTCTGGTGCTCAACATGATTCATCATTTCTGGCCAAGTCTGCTGGACCTCGGGTTTGTCGTGGCGATGGTGACACCGGTGATCAAGGCGGGGAAGGAGTGGTACTTTACGGAGGAGGCTTTTCGAGCAAGTCAGTCGCGTGGAAACGTCAAGTACTACAAGGGTCTCGGAACTTCGACATCTTCAGAGGCGAAGGAGTATTTCAAGATGATTGATCGTTTGACTGTCAAGTTTACACCAGACTCGCGAACAAACGAGTCGATGACCTTGGCGTTTTCAAAGGCAATGTCGGATGCACGGAAGGGCTGGCTCACAGGACACATGGCTGAAACACCGCCTGGAGTTGAGTACGGTGCAGTGAAACAGTTGACTGTGACTGATTTCATCCATCGTGACATGGCAAACTTTTCAGTCGAGGACATTAAGCGCTCGATTCCACACGTTGCAGACGGACTGAAACCGAGTCAGCGCAAGGTGATTTACGCATGTCTGAAGCGTAATCTGACCAAGGATGCCAAGGTGGCTCAGCTGAGTGGGTACATTGCAGAGCAGACGGCGTATCACCATGGTGAAACCTCACTTCAGGGGACGATTATCGGGTTGGCTCAAAACTTTGTCGGTTCGAACAACGTGAATTTGCTCGAGCCGAGTGGTCAGTTTGGGACGCGTCTGATGGGTGGGAAGGATGCGGCCAGTCCTCGTTACATCTTCACTCGACTTGCCGAAAAGACTCGCAAGTTGTTTGACGTGCGCGACGAACCTGTGCTCAAGTACATCTCAGAGGATGGTCAGCAGGTTGAGCCGGTGTACTATCTTCCGATTGTGCCGATGGTGCTTGTGAATGGAGCGGAGGGTATCGGCACTGGATTTTCCTCGTACGTCCCGCCGTATGATCCAAAGGTGGTGACCAAGAATATTATTCACGCACTTCGAGGCGAGGCGATGGAGGCGATGAAGCCTTACTTTCGAGGATTCACCGGAAAGACGGAAAAGACGGGTGAACACACATGGACTTTGACTGGAACGTTTGAGCGCAAGGGTGACAAGATTCACGTGACGGAGTTGCCACCAGGCAAGTGGATTCAGGATTACAAGGAGTTTTTGGACAGTCTCGAGGTTCGTTACGAGAACCACTCGACTGAGACGAATGCAGACTTTACAGTGTGGACGGAGATCAACGATCCGAAGCAGCTTGGACTTGTCAAGACGATTCACACGAGTAACATGTACCTGATTGGACCGAATGGCGCTGTGAAAAAGTACGCCAGTCCAGAGGAGATTCTCGTGGATTATCTTGAAATTCGACTCGCACTGTACAAGACTCGCAAGGCGTATCTCATCAAGGAGCTTCGTAAGCAGGTGACGTCGGAGACACTTCGGGCGCGTTTCATCACGGAGGTGTCGAGTGGTCGACTCGTTGTGTTTCAGCGGTCGCGTGCAGACATTGAGAGCGACATGACTCGGCTTGGGTTTCCGTTGGACTTACTTGTGTCTGTGCGGACATATCAGTACACAGCGGATGAGATTGCCAAGACGGTGAAGCACATCCATGAACTGCAGGCGGAACTTGCAACACTCGAGTCGACAACCGTGTCGAACCTCTGGAAACAAGATCTTGACTCTTTGTAGAGATGGATATTAATGAACTTATTAACATTCTTGTACCATCAAACGCAACAGCGGCTGAGAGAGCGGATATAACTGCACGAATTATGGCAATTTCACCAGAGTATATACCACCTTCAAGCCTTTCACAAAATGAAATTATTGAATTGTATAAAGAATATCTAACAAGACCAGTATTGCAAACAACTCCTACGCCGCCTCCTCCGCCTCCTCCGCTTCCTCCACCGCCCCCTCCCCCAAAAAACCTGATAACTGTGAGTGGATTTTATGGTCCTTCACTTACATCAAATGTATTGTCTGTATATCTTACACAAAATGCAAATATTGAGCCTGGAATGGTTATCAAAGGATTGACTGGAATTAACAGACGTGTCATTGTTCAGTCGTATACACCAAACGTATATGGTTCAGTTGTGGTTAATCCAGGACCACCGTCGATTTCATTTCCATATGTTGCACTCGTCACTGCAGTCGTAGAAGGAACCGGCACTATACCAGTTGCACCGAGTTCTCTTCTTCAGTTGACATTTGAACTTGCGATAAGTCAGAAATCAACTTCAAAGGTTTTTCGTGGTCCACTTATCACTGGAAATACATTTACCGTATATGTTGTTGATCGATTTACAGGTCCGATGCCACAAAAAGATTGGACAATCACAGGGCTTACAGATCCGTCGAAACTCATCATTGACGTCACTGGGAATGTTATCATTCACAATGTGACAAGTACACCAGGGACATCAAATGTTCTCGCCGACACGGTTGTCAAACCTCGTGAGTATCTTTATCGACTTGAAGTGTCAACAGATGTTCCACAGATATTTCCTTTACCGGGTTCAATTGTTCCAGTGACGTTTAATGTACCAAACGCAGTCATTGAAAGTAAATACTATTCATTGTATGATCCAAAGTTATTCGATGCCACTGCTATAAAGGGTCAGGCCGGTGACCTCAGAGACCTCAACTCGAATGTGTGGACAAGTATTCCAGCACCACGTGATGCTCTTATTGAGATGAATGGGCGCGGTTTTGGGACGGGTGCTCTCACGGCGCTCGCAGCCATCGGTGCACAAGAAAAGTACATGTACGGTGGTGAGTCGCTGTGGATGCCAAAGATACTTCAACACACACCATTTGCCATCACACAGCGTTTTCTTCTTCCACTCAAGTCTGGATCTGTCAAGTTTTTGGACACGTCAAAGACATTTTCAGTCAATATATTTCCACGTGAATCAGGTGATCTTATTTCAAACATGTACTTGTCCGTGACGTTACCGGCGTTGCCAACTGGATACAATTACACACCGCTCGTTGGACGAGCCATTTTTCAAAAGGTGGAATTTCTCATCGATGGTCAACCAATTGAAACATTGACTGATGACTGGTACATTATACGAGACCAGTTGTTTCTCGATGCAGATGAAAAACTCGCCATGTACCAAGCTGTGAGTGCCGGACAGTCCGAGTCAAACGTCGTCCCTGCGACAGATCCTGTGAAAATGCTCATTCCATTGGAATTCTTCTTTTGTCGTCGGCATTCACACTCAAAAAAGGGTCGTGAAAAGCTCGAAAAACCGTTTCTTCCACTGTGCGCGCTTTTACAACAGGTTGTGACGGTTCGTTTCACATTTCATAACGCGTCTTGGATTACAAATGCACCGAGTGACGTCAACGGAAACCCTATTGATATTGTGAATCCACGGCTCTTACTCGAAGAGATTACACTGAGTCCGAGTGAGAGAATGTACTATCAGAGTAAGACGCTCACGTACAACATCAACCATGTATGGGCAGAGGCTGGACAGCCATACTCGGGTGGAAAAGCGGTAATGAACTTGACTGCCAACTTTCCCGTGTCTATGATTACATGGTTTGTTCGTAATCAGGATTATGAAAATGAAACTGAACCAGAATTTTACAAATCTCGGTACCAATACGGGTACAGCACTGATTATATTCAGGCTGCTGTACCTGTAACGTTCTTTAACGGTGTCGAGATTAACTTTTTGGACATTATTGATTCTGGGACTTTGTATCTCAACAATGAAAATGTACTTTCAAATTTTCCGGGATCGCTGTACTACAGTTACAAGCAGGCACTTGAACATGGTCTTTCAGTACCCACGAAAAATATTTACATGTACTGTTTTGGAGACAACCCCAAAGAGTACAACCAAGAGGGTATGATTGATTTCAGAACAATGAATGCCATCACAACTCATCTTGATTTGATATTCAACCCAGTTTTGGCACCTCAGATTGAAAAGTCGTACACTATGTATCTCTATTATTATGGTTACATTTCATTGCAAATTGCAGGTGGGCGGGCGACGCTTGCACCCTCGTGACGAATTTTCAAAACACCCTTTTCAGTGATGTAATCAACGATACCATTGACAATGCACCACCGAATGAAATTCAGCTGCGCGACTGTCGTCGTCAGACCCATAAATTCAATTCGCTCCGTTCGACAAAATGGATCAAAAAACTTTTTCGAATAGCCATCCAAAGAAGACTTGTACGCAACGTGGACCGTAAACTGTCGCCCGGTCGGTGTCGTGTACGTCACGTTGGTCTGACGGGAATAGTTTGTCACGAACCACTCGAGGTTCCTGAGAGACACACCACGTCGATGTTCAAGAATGTCCTTCAACTGCTGAGCATGCTCAGGCACTTCGAAGAACCGTTTAAGCGCCTCGAGAAGCAGGTCGCTCCTCGTTGCCATTGGAATTTTAGCGTCCCTTGTTTTTAAGAAGGTACCACGTTGCTGCTGCGGCAACAAGAGTCCACGCTGTGATGTGATCCACCTGATTCATTACGTCAATCGTTGCTTGATCGAGGTTATTAAACTCATCCTTGTAGTCTGGTGGCTTGAACGGAAGCCATATGTACCGCCCGAACGGCACAACTGTTGGACGAAGTTTGTCTTGGCACTTGTATGCCCAGTCGTACCACGCCAGTAAAATGTACGGGAACCAAATCAGAAATGCAAGAACCCACAAGTTTTTGTGGGGTGCATACCAGTATCCGAGTGCGAGCATCAGCGAAAACACAATGCACTTGACGTTAAATACAAATGGACGACCGGGAAAGATACCACCTGCCATCTACTTACGAGCCAACATAATAAATGTCATCAGAATTGACAATCCAATTGAGGCGATCATATACCAGAAGATGGCATCATCGCGCCAATCACCTTCCAGCGCACAGTCGCACTGCTTCTTTCTGAGTGCCGGAATGTATGACAGAATTGCACCAATGTTCACAAGAGCGGCGATGAACCACACCATACCGAGCGTCATGACTGCTGGTGGTAAAGCTGGACGCATAAACATGCTTCCAACGAGAAGTAAGACAGACACGATTGAAAAGTACTTCATGAAATCACGGCGCCAATCTGTGCTACACTCGCACTTTTTTTCAATTTTGTTGATCCATGACAGAATAATAGCATGGAACGCGAAAGCGGGGACACTCATCAACAGTTTGGAAGCCATTATATATCTATACGAGAATTTTTTCCACGTTCACATGCTGGACAACCTGCAAGAAACATCGGAGGCAATGTGTGTGTATGTACCGGATTTGGAGCCATGAGTGACAACTGTGACCTCGAAGGAACAATCACTCGCTGGACAGGCTTTTGATCCTTGTGACAGTGACAATATCCAGACCCATCCTTGACGCCGCGTTTGCACTTTTGCTTTGACGCCTTGCTCAGTCCGTGACACACGTTTCCGTTCCAGACACTCGTCGTGTTTTCACTTGCCGTGCGAAGCAGCTGTTGCAAAGAAATGTCATACGTACGACTAATCTTTTCAAGAGCTGTTGACATGCGCTCGAGAACGCGGCGCTCCACCTCGTCTTCAATCAGTTGAAGAATTTGTTGCTCCATAGTTTCTTAGTGTGTCTTCGGTTTAGGTCAATCATAACCACCCCAATCATCATACGGAGATGGTGAACGCGAAAAATCATAAACAGAATCGTTTTCTGTCTCATAGTCAGGGTCGTTTACATCTACCCAATTGCAATTACACTCAATTACATAGTCGCACTCGCATCCATTTTCTTCCTCGCAATAACAGGGTCTCCAAGATCCACCTACTGAATGAAAAGCTTCGCACTTCTCTCGTGCATCCGAATTCACTTGATGAAAAATCTTGCGATTTTTTGAAATTCTTTTTTCACGAATCTCATTAGACAACAAATTTACGATTTCACCAGTTGAGTGCTTGAACCAGCAGTTATTATCTGTATATGATCCACCGGAGTATATTTCCGCTTTAAATTCAAAAATTTCATGGCAAATCACGGGTTCCCCTTCTTCATCCTCTCCAGCATAGAATGTATGAAACCACTCACACTTACCAGGAATCGATTCATTATTACATAAAAATCTCTGCTCATGTTGTAAATTCCAGTTTATTTGATAACTCATTTCGTCTATTATTTCACTTAATCCATCAGGTATGATTACCTTCTTTGGTTTGATACCAAACGCCAATCGCGAGTCTATAGAAAGTTCAGCCATTTCAAGAATGTACTGAATAATTTCATTTGGCAAATCCATGGTCTTGTTTTTTCAAGGAGTCTTCGGTTTAGGTGTAAAGTACGACGAGATTGACGGTGTCGTCAAGTAGTCCACCGACTTGAAAATCGTCTGAAAAGGATTGGCGCCCACCAAAGGTTCCAACAAGTCACACACCGGTTTGACAAGCTGATGTTCGAAATAGTACACGTAATCCAATGGAATCTTATTGTCTGTGACCCACGCAGGGTCCTCCGCCTTGTCACACAAAAGACCCGGCACCTTTGTGATGAGAAACGCGACGCGATCACCATTCTGCGGCTCTGAACCCGGTGAACGTTTCTTAATCTTGTCTCGAACCTCGACGTGTGGCACTCGTGTCTTGTAGTCTGCTCCCAGTTGCTTCGACATTGTGAGTTCCTTCGAGTCCACCTTGCCTTTGAGAAGAACTCGAGCCGAATCACGTGCATACTCAATCGCAGGTCGTGGATCCTCTGAATTGAGAACCAGATCCAAAAGATGTTTCAAGACGCCTCGAACATACATACACGTGTCGCGACGAACAACCTGCAGACCCTTGACGTCAATCTTTTTGAACACTACGAGTCGAGTCCCATCCTCTTTCAGTACGGGAGTCCCATCCTTGTTCGACTTGCCTTCGTACATTTTCGCAGCGTACCGCTTTTTCGAGTACAAAAAGTACGGACAGTACACCTTTTCGAGTTCTAGGTCATTGGGAGCCTTGAACAACTTGGAACACTGTTCGGACGCCTGTTCACCGAGTTCCCACGAGTAATCAATGGCGTCTTGTCCTTTGCGTCCTTGTACGTCAAATTCAACCATCACCGAGTCTGTATTCTTCACAATCATTTGACCGACACCAGCCTGAAAAGTACCCGCTTCAGTCTCGATATCATACACATATCCGTCCCAAGATTCGTGAAGAACCCCGAGCTTTTTGATTACATTTGGGTCTTTGCGGAACTTTGACATAGTCCATGTAAGACGAAATACGTTAGGTTTATCGATCCTGGTATTCAGGGACACATTGTAACCCATTGATTTTAAGAGTAAAAAGTACCACTGCGCCGTCACCTGATTCTTTGTATCGATGCGATGACACCCACCCACTTCATTATCCTTGCGACATCCGTCAGAAGCCCATAGACCGTCAAGAAATGCACGTGGGTTTGAGAATGCCTCAATAGGCACCTTCTTCGCTTGGTCGTCATAACAAGCCTCTCGGTACTTTCGGACGAGTTCCACTGTTGACCCTCCCCTCGGTGACAGCTTGTAAACTCCAGAACTCGTAAGTGTGTCCATAATCACAAAGTCGTATTCGGGATGAAGATTCTTACACATCACTTGACACTTTTCGAGGAGAGTCTTGTCAGCGTTGTTGATTCCCCATGTAGCCTTGCGACCGGATGGACAAGAGTAGAGACCACACGATCCGTCACCAACAAACATTCCATAGATGAAAGCTTGCTCGTATGAAGACGGTTCGTTGTGCGCTCGAAGTTCTGGAAACGAATGAAACAACTTTTGACCAACTTCAATCTGACCCGGTTTGAGAAGACTCAAGTCTGGTCCGAGAAGAGAATGGTCTTCAGTCACATCCACAAGACCAGTGTGAGTGAGTACCCGGTAAATCTTTTTGGTACATTTGTGTCGAATAACACGTTTGATAGACTTCCATCCGTCATGTGTCCACGTCTCGATGTCAGCCAAACTCGACTCTTCCTTGTCAGTACCTTGTTTGAGAAATCCAGGATATTCATTCCATTCACGTCCAAGAGTTTCGATTGTTCGAACACTCACGATTCCATTCGTTCGAATAATCACAGGCGTTCCAGGCATTACCGAATCTCCGTACCTCACCTTTGCACCTGGAAAATGCTCCTCGACATAATTCTTCGTCTCTTCAATCATTTGTCGTCCTCGCATAGTAACTGTGGATGCGATGGCGACGCACGGAAGCATGCCCTTAGTAGCCCCAGTAAACCCATATATACTATTCATTGAAATTTTGTACGCCAGTTGTTGACCGTTGTACACCGCCTCCATCGGTGTTCCTTCTGCAGCCGCCATCAGCTTCTTCGCCTTTTTGCGAAACGCTGCAAGCTCATTCAGAATTGATGGTAATAGACTTGGAACTCCTTGTGCAAACCGATATGGTCCGTACTGTTCATAGACAACTCCCGGGACGTTTGAAAACCTGGGGTCGATAACCAGGCTTGAATAGCACAAATTGTGAGCACGCATGATGCTCGGATACAGACTCGCAAAATCAAGGGCAGTAATAGGTCCATAGTACGCGCCAGTCTGAGCATCGAGTACAGTTGCTCCTTGGTATTTATCGTCACTCGTAGCTTTAGAGTACATGGTTGGAACCATAAATCCGAGTTCACGTGCTTTGCGACAAATCTGTGAAAACACCTTGATTTGTTGTCCGCGTTCACTCAGATAACTCAAAGGAACCCACGTCGCCTTTGCCATTTCGACGAGGTTTTGAATCAGACACAACTTTTCAGAAATCATGTGAGGAAGTTCAGTATCCTTGATACAGTAGTCCGCCACCTCACCAAGTTTGTCTGGATCTCCTTCACGAAACCGCGAAAACATCTCCTTCACGGGCATGTCAATCTTCTGATCGCCCAGAAACGTCTTTGAGACGTTGTTCAAAGAGTATGACTCGAGCTTGTGTTCGCGCTTTACATCCTGAAACATGTCAAACACGTATCGACCAATCATGGGCACCATTTTCAAGTCGTTTGATCCGAGAGCGTTTGAGGCGAGACGTTTGACGACGAGTTCGTTTGGCAAACCGCGCATACGACCCCACATGTGTGCGTCCGGTCCGGCAACAGTCACGACTGCTCGTGTGTACAGATACTCCAAGTCGAATCCAAAGATGTTCCAACCAGTCACAATGTCAGGATCAATTTCACGAAGATATCGTCCGAGTCGTTCAAGCATTTCGCGCTCCGTCTCGAATGACTCACACTCTGCACCCGACGTCGTCTTGACGCACAGACATTTCCGATCGAGGTATCCCTGTTTTCCAAACTCTCGTGTCGTGATGGCAACCTGGAAGCACACATCCTTCTCTTTGAATGCATTTGGAAAAGCTCCCGATTCAGAGTACGACTCGATATCGAGGCTTGCTATACGCAGCGGTGCAATGTCGTCACGATCAACGGGTTTCAGGGTTCGCCAATCTTTGACGTAAAAGTCGATTTGACATGTCGAGTCATGTCCAGGGTTGGCATTTTCTGGCACTTTGATCCATCCCGTCGACTTGATTTCAGTCCTGTGCATAAACCGCAAAACTGGATCGAGGTTCTTTTCATAGATTTTCAATCCACGTGGACGACACTCTTTCATCTCTGCAAGTGTTCGGAATCCGAGTTTTAAAAAGGTGCTCTCTTCTTGGTTTCGAAATCCCCACAGGTCCTTGCGTCGAATGACTGCGGAATTCAACGGTTGAATCTCTTGAATCATTGCTTTCGGGGTACGATCGGGCGGTACTTTGACAAAAAAGTACGGCTCGAACGGTGTTTCAACATGAACAGACTTGCCATCTTCTGTTCGACCGAATATATGGACAGTGTATCCGTCGTCAGTGTCCTCGCCGTGCCATGCAACGGCTTGGAAACTCACCATACACTGTCATCGTTTTTTCTTTTTAGTCGCAACGTACGTGATCGTGTTCAACCATGCGTTGAACCAGTTCCTTGAACGTTACTTTGGGCTCCCAACCAAAAGTCTCGCGCGCCTTTGTGGCGTCACCGATGAGAATATCCACTTCTGCTGGTCGATAAAATTCAGGACTGACACGGACGAGTGTCTGACCTGTGAGTACATCCGTGCCGTACTCAGTGTCCCCAGACCCATGCCATTCAATCTTTCGTTCGACGCACGCAAACGCATCTTCCACAAACTCACGGACAGAATGGGTCTCACCAGATGCGAGGATGTAATCATCTGGTGTATCGAGCTGCAGCATGCGCCACATTGCTTCCACGTAATCCTGTGCATGACCCCAATCACGCTTGGCGTCGAGATTACCAAGCACAATAGGAAACTCACGTTTTCCAATCGCCTTTGTAATTTTACGCGTCACAAACTCCTCTCCGCGACGCTCGGACTCGTGGTTGAAAAGAATGCCGGTACACGCGTACATCCCATAAGACTCTCGGTAATTTTTTGTAATCCAATATCCAAAAACCTTAGCGCACCCATAGGGACTTCGAGGGTAAAATGGCGTGGTCTCTCGCTGTGGAATTTCAGCAACTTTGCCAAACATTTCGGATGTTCCGGCTTGGTAGAATCGGAATCGGTCAAGCGGATATCCACTGAGGCGAATTGATTCGAGCCACCTGATGACTCCGATTGCGTCAACATTTGCAGTAAACTCAGGCTGCTCAAAAGAAACTTTAACATGAGACTGTGCAGCCAAGTTATAAATTTCAATACACTCGTAATGAAGAGCAGCCACATCACGAACAACTGTAGCGAGACGCGGAGAATCTGTAAGATCGCCTCGAACGATTTTGAGACCCTGAATGTGATCGATACGCTCGCGCTTGTGTTCCGAGGCGTATCGGACGAGTCCGTAGACGTCATACCCTTTTGAAAGTAGAAACTCGGCGAGATATGATCCGTCTTGTCCGGTGACTCCGCTGATGATGGCTGCACGGGTACCCATTCTATAAAAAACATTCGTTCTTTTTAAATGAGTCTACTCGATATCACATGCTTGACTCTGGCTGAAATCTTTGGGGACTTTCAGTTGAAATTCTTTGCACGCGAGCATCAGCTCGGCAATTTGTTTGGCGGTCTCACCGGATATGCTGGTGTCATATTCTTCCTCATCAGAAGTCTCACAAAGGGCAACGTCATGTATGTCAATGGGATGTGGGACGGTCTCTCCGGCATTGTCGAGACACTCGCAGCATATTTCATCCTCGGTGAACGTTTCGACTCGTGGGAACATTACATAGGACTCGCGCTCATCGTAAGCGGCTTGTTCTTGTTGAAGTCGGGCAAAATTCCATACAAGTAACTGAATCAACTGCGCCTTTTGGTCCAGTGTGAGCCGCCTACCAGTTTTCCAAAATCCTATAAGTTCCTGAAGCAACCAGTAGAACGCAGTAACCTTGTATACAAGCGGATCGATGGGTTCCCTGGGCACGTACTTTCGTGTGAGGTGTTCTCTGATGACGGGTTCCATAAATCCCCAGACAACCTTCTCCATCCTTTAAATAAAATCTTTGACTTTAAATAAATGCCAGCGCCATCTGAAACTAGAATCCGCAGCATGGCGAATCAGTGGATGAAACAATATCCATATTATGCGGCTGCAAACTTGCCCGTGCTTAGAAACCACTTTCACGGAGAACTTAGACGTCTCAAGCCGAATACAGCTATTACGAAAAACCTCGTGAATCGTGCACTCACAAACAATTGGTTTAAACAATACAGACAGTAGATGTCATCATTAGGAATTCGTACTTCCATAACTGACTGAAAAAAATATTGACTTATAAAAACCAACATGCCAAGGACTAACGTCAACGCAGAAATCGCTCGGATTACTAAACTACTTCAGGAAATTAGCAAACTTAATAGTGTTATTAGTAAAGCAAATATCCATACAATGAAAAATCTGGAGAAGCAACTGAATAACCTAAGAAAGAGACGTGCTTGAATAAACAAATGTCAAACGTCGAGGATATGTCGCGTTTATTGCGCGAAGTGGTCCTGCCACGACTCGACTCTCATGAGGCTGAACTTCGGGAGTTGCGCGCCGTGACATGGCCGGTGTGTCAGGCGATGTGGGACCGTAAAATGCCATTCATGAACATCAGTATGAAGAAGCGGTTCTTCAAGTTCTTGGAGATTGACGAGCTTCGTCGGCTGCTCAAGTCCAAGTCAATATATGCAGGTATTAATGAGGTGACTATGGACCAGGAGGTTCAGATGCTCACTGAAATAAAGATTATACATGATTAAAAGAAAATGATACCCATTTATACACCCGACACAGAACAGTATATTTCATCAGCTCTTAAAGCTATACATTCGGGTTGGATTAGTTCTCAGGGAAATTTCATTTCAAAAACATCTGAAAAACTCCAAGAAATTCTGAATTCGAAATATGTAGTTCTCACGAATAACGGGACGAGTGCTACTCACATGCTCTATCGAGCCCTGAAATATAAATATCCAAACTTGAAAAAGATTTACGTACCGAATAATGTTTTTGTAGCGGTATGGAATTGTGCCCTCTTGGAATACCCCGCTGACATGCTTCATGTGTTGGAAATGAATCCAGAAACACTTAATATGCGAGAGGACGAAGAGTATATTTCAAGTCTCGATAAAGATTCTGCAGTTGTTGTTGTTCACAACGTCGGAAATGTCGTGAATGTTCCCCGACTCAAAAGACTTCGCCCCGACATTGTATTTGTCGAAGATAACTGCGAGGCATTCTTGGAAACATACGAAAATCAGAAAACGGGGACGGCGTCTTTGTGCGCTGCCATTTCTTTTTTTGCAAACAAACTTGTCACTGCAGGAGAGGGTGGAGCATTCTATACAGATGACAAGGATTTATTCGACTATGTATACAAGTCGTGTCATCACGGAATGTCGTACAAGAGATATATTTACGACGTCCTAGGGTTTAATTACAGGATGACCAACATTCAGGCTGCTTTGTTGTATGATCAACTATGTGATATCGATAATATTATTCGCAACAAAGAAACAATTATGAAGCGGTACAAGGATCTTCTAGGAGATAACATGGTATCAAATGGAAGATGGATGTGTGTCGTTCGTTTCGAAAGTATCGACAATTATGAAGATTTTTGTAAACATCTTCTTATGAAAGGTATTGATACACGACCGATGTTCTATGACATTTCTACACAGACGCATCTGAAAATCAAAAATATCGATCCATCAGAGATTAAACATAATCAACTGAGTATGATTCCATCTTCACCATCTCTTACACAGAGTGAACAAAATTACATAGTATCGGTCATACGTGAATATATATATCCGCGAATTGTGCCAGCAACACCTGAACTCGTTGAACAATTTAAACAAAATGAAATGCCTACGACGTTTCGTTATTTTCAGAAACATGACACGAAATATCATGTTAAAACACTCGTAGCTCTGGACAAAAACAACACACCGGTTGGGTATGGGCATATTGATGTAGAAAATGACACACATTGGCTCGGTGTTTGTGTTCTTCCATCCGCTCAACACATGGGACTCGGAACACGAATTGTACAGGAACTTTTGAAAAACCAACCAAACGTCAAGTTATCAGTTGATAAGCATAACACGATTGCTCAAAATTTGTACAAAAAATTTGGGTTTGTGAAGGTTGCGGAAAATGATGACGTTTATTTTATGTTTAAACCGTAGATGTCGATAACATTACCGGTTTCGATAGGTGAAGCGATTGATAAACTAAGTATACTTGATATCAAGTGTTCGTTTATCAAAGATTCGCGCCGAGATGAGTGCCAAAAAGAATATGACACATTGTTTCCCATCCTAAAGGAGTATGTGGAAAAGTATCCATTTCAATATAAATTACTCAAGACTATCAACGAGGACATATGGATTATGCAGGATGCGTTCCGTGAGTGTTCTAATGTTCAGACATGTGTCGATATTATTAAAAAAAATGATGCTCGTTTCCGTGTCAAGAACAACTTAAACAATCTTACATCATCTGAACTGAAAGAACAAAAGGGGTACACTCATCGAAACGCCGTCTTTATGGGACATCTAGGTATAGGAGATCATCTATGTCTGTCGGGTGCAGTTCGGTATCTTTCACTTGACTGGGATACCATGTATGTTTTATGTAAACAGAGATATCTGAAAAATATCCAAAGAATATACGACGACACACCAAACATACAATGTATACCTGTGCAGAATGATTACAGTTTCCCTGAACTTTCAGCGCTATCTTTTTCAAAGATATTTCGTTCAGGGATTTATCACAATGCCTCCCGAGAGTTTACAAATTTGCCTAATCAGTTTTACGAAGACATTGGGTTGAATCCTGAAATTCAGTACGAGTACTTTTGGATCAATCCTCCAAAATTTACCATTGAAATTCCAAAACCGTATATGTTTGTTCACCAAGCGTCATCTTCGAAATTTGTTTCAATCATCGATTGGGACATTAACGAGAAACTTACAATCGATCCTAATACAAATTTGTACCCAGAGGGACATCGATGGTACGACATTGCAAATTCATGCGTTGGCCATCTTGTTGCTGATTATGTTGATATTCTGGTAAATGCTTCTGAAGTGCATGTCGCAGACAGTTCATTTTACTGTCTTGCGCGTTATCTGCCGCTCAAAGCTGACGTGAAAATATGCTACGATCGTGAGACTGGAAAACCATCGAATGTATATACTTTTAAAGACTAAGTTCTTTTAAAGGAAAATGTCAAAGATCATATCGTATAGTCTATGGGGGAATGTTGCTATGTTTTCGTATGGAGCACTTGTGAATGCATTTCAGTGCAAAGAGTATTTTCCAGAGTGGACCATGCGCGTATACCACGATGACAGTGTACCAACACGTGTTCTTGATTGTCTAAAAAAACTGAATGTCGAGTTGGTTCGAGTCGAACGGGATGGAACGTATGGAACTTTCTGGCGGTTTCGTCCATTGTTTGAATCAGGTCACGAACGTATTTTGATTCGTGACGTCGATTCACGCATCACATGGCGTGACGTGCGATGTGTGAATGAGTGGATCGAGTCTGGAAAAAAGTATCTCGTCATTCGTGACCACGACGAACACTACAAGTTTCCTCTGATGGCAGGTATGTTTGGAGTTTCAGGAGGACCTCTCCCAGAGTCCAATATGAACAAGTATGCGGTTGTTCATGCGTATATATCTGACCAAATGTTCCTGAGCCGGGAATTATGGGACACTATGAAGCTCGATGTTCATGAATGCGGTGTTCGTGAAACACAGTGGATGAAGGACTCGTGGACCGAATATGGGTTCATGGGTCTAGGTTTTGACGAGAATGAAAAGCCTCGAACGAATCACGGGTGTATGTTTGGTGATACAAAAGGCCAGTAAGAAATAGTGTAATCATTTTTCTCAGGATCATTTGGAAAATCTACACCATTATGAGGAAAAGGTGTAGTATTCAGACCTTTTACAGGTACATCCTTCCGGACCCATGTAAATTCACCAACCCACGGGGCTTCACCATGCTGCATAGGAACGCAGTTGTTTGCATGCACATGTACAAGACGGTGTGTTTGTGAAAGTTTCTGAGCAGCTTTTATTTTTTCTGAAGGAGAAGGTCCATCTTCTTCTATATACCCAGACCATATACCATGAAATTCAATAACAATTTGACGAAACGGTGACATATCAGTCACGTTAATCCATCGCCATTCATGACTTTCAATATCCATCTTTAGAAAAATATTCTTGTAATTCTGAATAATGTCATGCATGTTTGTAAGAGTTTCTGTATTTTCTGTACCTACATTCTTACGAACAAACGATATATGTTTTGGGAGATTTTTAGGGCGCTCAGGAATGGTTCCGTCAAATGCCCAACTCGGAATTTCATATGGAAAATTCTCTTCAAACGACGTCTCATCCGAAAGACCACATGAAATAAATGCATCATATACGTTTCCCTCGTTTACAACAACATATCCACCATCTGTTTCACGTCCGATTCGAATTTTAGAATCAGCTGGTTCGTATGTTATGAAAGAATCCATATTGTTTCAAAGGTGGATGCCCTTTAATTTCTTATATGACGGTCATGACTTCCGTGATAATAGTCATAGCCATTCATAACATTGTGACCAATCCCAAACTTTTTCAATACGACACTATGTAACACATGATCACCCCAACGATATTTAATACATCCACGTGATTCGCGCACTCGTGATAGCCATGATTTTACGTCAGGGTGCCTCCATACATCCATTCGTGTCACAAAAACATTTGTGTATGGCATACTTTTATCATAAAATTTAGCATCTTCTTCGAGCCATTCTGGGAGGGTCTGGTTCGTAAGAGTATGCGTCTCGATATCAAACATTGGCGTTCGATAAGGTGTTTCTTCCGATACACAATCAAATACACCAGACCATTTTTCACTCTGTAAAATGCAATCCTCGTCAACCCGAAGAACTACATCATAGTCCTTCAGATAGTCCCATACATCACATGTATGAAATTCACACATGACATGATATGCCGGATAACAATTTCCATTCATAAACGTTTGAATTGTTTCAAGTGGTAGTTTAACATCGTGAGGGAAATTAAAAGGAACCTGAACCCATTTAAATTGTAGGTCAGGGGTTTGAGATTCTATATATTGTTGATGTTCATGTGATATATTTCCTTCATGAAACAATATAATATCAGAGAGTGTGCCGACAAATTGACGGATTGAGTTGTTACGGGCAATCAATCGAGCGTACATATTTTGATCATGATAACCACGTGTCAGACAAAAGACTGCCGTCTTCATAACAATGTTAGTTTTCATTTTTTTAGACAGCCTCTGAATAAACCATTCGGTGATAAGTACGTGTGATCGATTGACCATGGCCAATATGTAAACTCTGTGTGATTTTGTGAGACATCCACAAACTCATCTGGGTATTTACTCGTCAATGTGTACATCTTTTGAGGGAAAAATGCTATACGTGTGTGTAGTCCCTCGTCGGTGTACCTAAACCACAAGTATGATTCGTTGTTGATCATCCAGTGTCTCGCCCATGGGCGAGACGTGTAAAAATCGCGGAGTTTCTGGAAATGATTTTTGACACTTAGGCGACTTCCAATTGCAAGATACTCCTCGGCCCATTTCGTTGGAATGACCATGTGACGATCACATATTCCCCCATGAAACTCACCATCAGGTATCCACACGTGATCCGTATCAAGTAGAGGGTGTTGATGCTGCCAGTAATAGTCCGAACGAGTGATTATGACTTGATCATATACATCCAGTAGTCCATTGGATTTGAGATTTTTGTACAAAAACCATCTGAAATATGTGTTCATACCGCCAGTCTGGAGCCAGTTTCCAGGAAAACACTTGAAGTGCGTAATTTCAGGAGCCATGTTTTCAAACTCTTTCATCCAATCTGTAGGTTCTTTCAGCTGAAAGATATACTTGGCATTTTTATAAAATGAGTTGTCTGAAATCTGTTCTCCTGTAAGTTTTCCGAGGGCTTTTGGAGGAGCATCACTGATACAAAGTGCAAGATCAGCACTGAGTGTATCAAGTACATTTTCTTTGAACTTGTTCCACGTGGGTTCACCAAAACGTACTTGAGCCATTATGCACACAAGAGTTTTCATTTAAAATGTAGCGACTCTATTCATTAAATGACTTTCATAATGTATCCCGGCAAGGGTCACGGGTTTGCAAACACACTGATTCACCTGTGTGACTTTTTCTCGAATCACCCAGACGGTGTCGTCCATGAATCGATTAAAGATTATGAAATGGCAGAGTGGCTTACTTTTCATTTTCCTATTACAGACCGAACAGATCTTCCAGTGTACACGCCAAAAATTTATATTAGTCAGCATACTGTTCAACAAGTACACCCACTTGTTCGCAAACTAGTGAGCCCTTCTAAAAAGCTCCAAAAACTGATCAACAAACACATGAGCCTGATTGATGGTATTCAGTTTGGTATGCATATTCGCAGGGGGGCACACGCAACCGATAGTCGAGCGATTGTCCAGTCTGATAATGACGTTTTCGCGAGTGATAACGCGGTTAAACTGTTCAGGTCACTGTCAGAGGGTAAGACATTTTTTCTCGCAAGTGATAGCCCAGAGACTAAAAAATTGTTTCCAGATGCACGGACTGTTGATACCGCCATATCAGTTGTACACGATGAATGCCCAGATGTATCAACAGATTATCGTCGGAATATATTTCTGGATTTTTTCCTACTATCGAGTTGTCCTAAGCTGTACCTCACCGGTGGTAATTTTCCACAACTTCCTGGTCTTTCAACGTTTGGTTATATGGCTGCAATATATGGAAACAAGCCATGGGAACTTATTCAAAACTAAATAAAACAAATAAACTATAATTCCTATATGAAACCAGACCTTGTTATTTTACCACATCAAGGGTTGGGAGATCTCATGACTTCAAATGGAATTATACGACATTATAGCGAAACACATCGGGTTATTGTAGGTATCAAAACTGAAAATCTCAAAAACGCTTTGTTTATGTTTAGAGATGTTGATGTTCGTTTTTTTACAGGTTCTAGTGACGACGAACTAAGACATATTGTCATGACACATTTTTCAAATATTCCTCGAATTGGTTTAGGCTACTTTAAAGGTGATGACTGCCGTGGTCCATTTCCAACTGGAAACTTTCTTAAGCTTTTTTATAATGATGCAAATGTGAATTTCGAGTATATGTATTCAAAGTTTTTCGTACTTCGAGATGTCCAAAAAGAACAAAAATTGTACAATGACATTGTGGCGCACTTGGGAACAGACAAGTACATCGTAATTCACGATTGTCCGCCAAGGGGATTATATATTGATGAATCACGTATAGACTTCCCAGAAGGAATTGCAAAATTGTACATTGGAAAAGATAGATGTCCAGTTCAGGGTGAAACAGTATTTGATTATCGAATGGTTTTGGAAAAATGTGTAGCTTTTCACGGTTTTAATAGCGTGTTTCCTGTAATGATTGATCTATGGGATATTCCAGTCAAAACAAAGGTGTTACATTTGTATTCCAGACCTACACCTTCAAACTTTACTGCCGAGTATCATAAACCTGGATGGTCATCTCTGACTTAAAAAGCATATTGTATACCATTATAATGAAGGTTCTCGTAACTGGCGGATCAGGTCTTGTCGGGTCAGCCATCAAAGAACTTCGACCAGACTGGATATACGTTGGTTCAAAGGAGTTTGGATCCCTGGTAAGTGAGACGAACGTCTCTAACATGTTTGATTCAGTAGGGCAGCTTGATGCTGTTGTCCACCTTGCTGCAAACGTCGGTGGACTCTTCAAGAATATGAACAAGCGCCTCGAAATGTACGAGGATAACATTTTCATGAACACTCATGTACTCAGTCAGGCGGTGAAACATAACGTCCCTCGTGTACTCACGATGCTGTCAACATGTGTTTTCCCAGACGGACTCAAAGAGTTGCGTGCATGCGACTTGCACAAAGGTCCACCTCATCCTTCAAACGAGGGGTACGCACACGCGAAGCGCATCTGCGAAGTTCATTCGCGCATCGTTCGTGAAACCACCAATACGTGGACAACGTGTATCATTCCCACGAACATCTACGGACCGAACGACAACTTTTCCCTCGAGGATGGTCATGTCGTGCCGGCTCTTATTCACAAAGCATGGCTTGCAAAGAAAAACGGCGAACCCCTCAAAGTTTTTGGAACTGGAAAGGCGATGCGTCAGTTCATTCATTCTCGTGACATTGCACGTATCATAGTGTGGGCTGTCGAGCTTTCCGAAAACCCTCCACCCGAAATTGTTTGTACTCACGGGGAAGAGGTGAGTATAGGAGAAGTTGCTCAGATGATCGCGGACGCCACAGGATGCTCAGGAATCGAATACATCGGGGGACCAGACGGACAGATGAACAAAAAGGCAATCCCAGGACCAGGAGACTTTCCCGCACCGAGCACTTTACTCGAAGATGGTATTCGTGAAACAGTCGAATGGTTTGACCGCGTCAAAATGACCTAAAGAATAATCACGTGATAATAGTAGACGCTCCAGTAGCTCAGCTGGTAGAGCACTCGCTTTGTAGTGGGGAAATTTTCCACAGTCGAACGAGCGTGGGGTCGGGTGATCAACACACCCCTGGAGCACTCAATGACCCTGTAGCATAATCGGATAATGTACTCGCCTTCTACGAGCTCGTCGGTGAGCGAGAGAGTGCGGGTTCGATCCCCGCCAGGGTCTTCGACCTGAAAACGTCGTTAAACTATTCACGCATCTGACTTTGGCGCAGTGGTAGCGCGTCGGATTGTAGCTCCGGTCTGTGACCGTTGGCGAAGCTCCGCTGGTCGAGTGTTCGAATCACTCAAGTCAGAGATGCTCCTGTAACTCAGTTGGTAGAGTGTGAGGCTGTTAGGAGAGGTGCTTGCACCTCGACTCAATTGGGACCTCAAAGTCGCAGGTTCGAAACCTGCCGGGAGCGTTTAGAGATTTACCATCTCTCTTCATTATATGGCGACCACGAAAAAGTGTTCGAAATGCAATGAAGAGAAGGAGTTTGGGAAGTTTTTCAAAGATGCGTCTCACAATGATGGTATGACATCGCAATGTAAAGCATGTAAAACCGCATCAAATATGAAACAATACTATGAAAATAAAGAACATTATTCCGAGCAAAGAAAACAATATTACATTGAAAATAGAGATAAAATATTGGAAAAACAACACATATATTATGAAAACAACACTGGCAAAATAAAAACTTATGCTAAAGATTATTATCAGCGTAATACCGAACGTATCACAGAAAAAAACAAGAGTTGGCTCGAGAATAACCGAGATGGTTATAGGGAGTGGAAGACTAGTTGGCAACGTGAAAAGAGAAATTCTGATCTACATTTCAAAATAAGAGGCAATTTGTCTTCTCGCATCCGGCAGGCTGTAAAAAATAAATATGGCGGAAAAGCTGCATTGACGATGGACTTAATCGGATGCACGGTCGAGGAACTATGCACCTTCCTCGAAGCCGAGTTCGAAGATGGCATGACGTGGGAAAATATGGGCGAGTGGCACATAGATCACATCCGCCCATGTGCTTCGTTTAACCTCGAGGACCCCGAAGAGCAACAAAAGTGCTTTCACTGGACCAACCTACAGCCCTTATGGGCACGAGACAACCTAAGCAAGGGTGCAAAAATCGTGTAATGTGCACGCCAACATGCGAAAAATATAAAAGAAATCAACCACCAACAACAACAGTACAAATGGCGTCTTCCTTTGCTATCATGTTTGACGAGATCCTGCGCCGTGAGATGACCTCCATGCTCAGCCGTGTCGCTGAGGGCGAGGGTCTGGACCTGAACTACCTTGTGAGCACCTACTTCCCTTCTGACCTGCCTCCCACGCCTGCGAAGAATGTCAAGGAGCCACCGAAGAAGCGTGCTGCCAAGGTGGTGACGACTGAGGAGCCCAAGACCAAGACTACCAAGTGCACTGCGGTCACTGCAAAGGGCAAGCCGTGCTCTCTCAACGCAGTGTCTGGTGAGTGCATGTGCCGTGTGCACCTCAAGTCGGAGAAGAAGGAGAAGAAGCCCGCCCCTGTGAAGAAGTCCACGCCCGCGCCCGCCGAGAAGAAGCCTGCCAAGAAGAAGAAGACGGAGGAGCCCAAGCACACCCACGAACTCGACACCAAGGAGCACGAAGACTGTGAGCTGTGCCAGTCCCATGGCACTCCTCTTGTGGACACTGACGACGAGGAGGAGTTTGAGCTGGTCAAGTCGCCTCCGCGTACCCTGAAGGAGCGACTGGCGAAGATTGTCAAGACGCAGGAGTACGAGGATGACGAGGAGGAGGATGAGCCTGTTGCGGAGGTGATCGATGAGCCCTACATTACCGAGTCTGAGGAGGACGAGGAGGACGACTAGAAAAACTGGGGACTGACAATGAGTATACTTGCAAATGATATAACTGTAATGAACAAACATGCATTTTGAAACCTCGTTCGCTGCGGCGTCGTCTGCTGATACACTGGCACAGGTACTGGTACAATGACAGATAAAGAAGGTGGGGATGGAAGGCTGGCACGACACATAGGGCACTTTGTCAAGTAACACTGAATGTGAACTTGTTTCTTACAACACTCCATGTGCACAACCGTTCCTGTTAAACTCTCCAGACACACTGGACACTCATCCATCTAGTCATAGTGTACAAAAATTTTATTCGTGATAAAATCCTCAAACGTCACCTCGAACGTCTCGCCCGAGTTGTCGTCGTAGACCAGCCACTCCGTGCCGTCGTAAGCAAAGACGAGTCCCTCGCGATACACACTACGCTTCTTCGTCTCGGCGATAGTCTTGGTGATCCGCATACCAATCAGCTCGCGCAGAGAGTTTTCGACAACCACAGAGTTGATCAGTGTCTCCTCCATTTCTAAAAAGAATATGCGTCTTGACTTTAATGTACAAACGACCGGTTCCTCGTCCGCGGTTCAGTGTCGACAGGAGCACGCTGACATTTGCAAATGCCGAAAACAGTATTGTGTACAATCTGATTCACCGACGACAGATCCCTCCATACAAGCCACCCATGCATGCACCGATTGTTCAACTCGAAAGTTACATCTTTGGACTCGAACGACATGGTGCAACTGCAGAAGAGATTGAAAAAGTTCGGATCCAGAATTACATTGCACCGACTCCAGTGAAGGTGCCCGTGAAGCCCAAGAAGATCAAGAAGAAGGTTGTCCACGACACGGATCTCGACAAGGTGTTTTCGCAGTTTACAAAACCAGCCGTGAAGAAGAAGGTTCTCAAAGCGGTTGTGAAAAAAATCTAGTACCATTTCATGGAAGGACTCACAAAGTTCCAAAAATTATGGCGCGCGAAGCGCGTTTTTACAAATAACCAAGGTGCATGGAAATTGTCCAGCTCAAAAATAACAACCCAGGTTGTTACATTCAAAGCAGATGTAGACTTTGGTGCATTTTTCCAGAATACACCAAAGGGATTTTCTGAAATTATCGGATTCAAGACGACGTCGAAAAATACAAAACTGAGATGGACACCCGGAACGGGATGGATCGGTGATCTCGAAGGAATTACCAAGTTTACAATTAAAAAGGGACAACATACAATCGTTCTCACGTCGTCGAGCATCGATATCCTTGGTCCAGGTCCATACGAACCCGCTTTATTATCATGTGTGAAGAGCGGTCTGGTTCCAAAGTCTATCCTTCGTGAAAAACCAACATACAAGAACATCAACGGGATATTCTACGTGAATAAACCATTCCTGTTGAAGGACCTGTCTGAAGAACTTCGCCACATACCATCGTCAATGAGAGAGAAGATCATGCCGTATACAGCCGAAGCCGGTGTGCCTGCAGTGGTTCTCAAACTTAAAGACCCCAAATGGACCTACCAGTTTTTCCAAAACGGCACAGTTTTGTTCGCTGGTATCAAAAACCCGAGTGAGCGTGACGAACCCCGTAAGCTCTTCAAAAGGTTCTTCACCGAGTATGGTGTCACACCTTTTCTCGTGATGAACCTCGGGAAAAACGCAGCCATCGGTAAACCCGCTGCGAAAAATGCAGGTGCGAAAAAGGCGGCACTCGCAAACAGAAACCCACTCGCAGGAACGTGGAACGCACTGAAAAAGCCACCACAGGGATTTTACATTCGCCCGGGAACCAACGGAAAACCACGATTCTACATGTGGCACAAGATGGAACAGAACAAAACCACCAAAGAGTGGAAACCCATGGGTCCCATGAACCTCACAGCCGTTGCACCAAAGGTTGTCAAGGCGTTCAAAAATGCAGGAAGAAACATCCCACAGTCCACCATCAATGCATTTGAATCTGCTGGATTCCCACTCTCAATCAACGCCAATGTGTCTGAAAAGGTGGGAAACAATCGCCGCGCTCCGAGTTGGAATGCGACAAAGCCGGGTTTTTACGTGAGACCTGGACCAGGTCAACAACCGTACTGGTTTAAAGTACCATCTGGACTCGCATCTGGTCGCAAAACTGTGATTGCAACGTACAAAAAGGCGGGTCGCAACATCCCTGCGAGCGTTCGTGCCATTTTCAAAATTGCCGAAAATGTCAAGACGAATGCCAATACAGGTGCAAAGCACACAATTGTCATGGGTCTCAATGGTATGATTCGTATCAATGGACGCCAGGCTTCTCGTTTGACCAAGGCGCAACTCATCGCCGTCGCTCGCAACATGAACATCCCACAAGCGAACGAATCAATGAACCCAGCCAGAATCTCCAAACTCATCCAGAACAAAGCGGGAGTCAAGAACACCGGAAACCGTACATACAATCTGAAATTGAATGAAGTGTACTATCGTTTCATGAACAACGGTCGCGTCGAAAAGACGCAGGCGAACAAGAAGGGGTTTGCTCAACGCACGACTCGCAACTGGTCGACTATACCAGTTGCAAATCAAAACAAGATTGCCAAGGCGTATTTGCCTTCAATGTATCATGAATCATACAATATCCAACCAAAGAACAAAAAGTACGCCTCCATTCTCATCTATAAAAACTCACTCAAGCCCGTGACTCCATCACCGTCATCACGTGCATCGTCATCAAACTCGAACCTCGGAAGTCTGGCAAACTTTGGCGCTGAACTCGAGGCGAACCTGAAAAACCAAGAGCACAGAAATGCGTACAAGGCGCTCGTCGGGAACTATTACCGGAACGAAAACGCAAACAAACTTTTGACACGTCTTTCCAAGTTGCCAGTCGGTGCGAAAAAGGCGAACGTGACGAGAGCCATAAAGACGTTTGCCAAGGAGGCGGTGGTGGGTGCCCGTCGCAACCTCATCGAGGCCAACTACAAATCGAAAATCGTCGTACCAAACTGGCTTCCGAACAATATAAAGAACAAGTATCGCAATGCACTTTTGGGTTCTGCGCTCCAAACAAACAACAAGGGCAAGTACCCGAGTCAAAAGGCGATAAAGGCTGCCATGCAATCATGGGTGAACCAGCACGTACCCAAGAGCGGCAAAGCTGCATACAATAAAGAAAACGTCATCACGGGTGTCGTGACTCACGTGCCTGCGTGGAACCCACCAAAGAATCCTCGTCTCAACGTTCCAAAACGCCTGAGCCCACCGAGACCAACA